CAATTTGAGAATAATGAATAATAAGTGAGTTAAACTCTCAGTGTTGTTTGTTGTTATTTCGGTTTTTCTAGTTATCTTATCAACTTGAAATATGGAACAAGTATAACCATTTGTTATAACGATTTGTAATGGTGTCCATTTGTTCCTTAATACCTTTTATTGTTATGAATGAACTAGTTTTTAAAGGTCAGAATGACCAAGTTTTAACTAATAGTGTAAAAGAATTTATAATTACAATGTTCCCAAGTTGTGTAGGATATGTAGAGTTTTGTGAAAACGATTATGGGAAATATATGCTTTACGAAGATGGTACTATATATAACCAGCTTACATTAGCTAATGCACTTATCGAATATGCCTGGATGCACGATTTTGATAAAGCAATAGAAGTAAATAAATTTCTTTTTGGGGATTGTGAATTATTGTATTATGCCATATTTACTACTATGGCGGAAGTATTAAAACTCTCAAGAAAAAAATCCTTTGATAGATGCACATACTTGATGAAAGATAAAGTTACTGGGTTAGTAAAAATAGGTTCTACATCTGATATTAAAACAAGATATCGAACGCTTTCGTGCGGAAATCATAATTTATTAGTCATTGCAACTATTGACGAAAATATAGAAAATGAGCTACACCGCAGATTTTCAAATAAAAAAGTAAAAGGAGAATTTTATTCAATTGACGAAAATGAAATATTATCAATAATAAAAGAATACGGTTTCTCTACTTATTTAAAACCTTTCCGAGAATACAATAACAATTAAAGATTATTTAACCGTTATTGTTTTTACCATATTACTTTAATATGTATTTTTGCTGAAAAATTTTATTGTGTATGGATAATAAAGAGATTGTTTTATTTGATAGAAGTATTCGTGTTACTTCTGATTGGTATGTATGTGTGTCTGATGCCCAGTGTGCGATAAATGAAGCCCGTAACAGGGTTGGTTTGAAAAGGTATAATTTCAGCCAGTGGTTAAAGACGCTTTACGTAAGTGACATGGTTTCCAGTATTAATGAGAGCGGCAAGGATGCTTTTAAGGTTGAGTTTGACAATGATTCGGGTAAGATAGAGCAGTATTGTCATTTTGGTGTGTTTGTTAATATGATTTTGTCGGCAAGTCCTGTTAGTGGTGTGCTTGACAATGAGGATTGGTTTAATGATTACGTTTGTGATGTATATTCCATTGACGGTCATGTTTATGAACACGCCAAGATACTTGCCATAGGCGGTTTGTGGCGTTATACGACAAAGAATGCCAGGTTCAGTGATGATATCCGTATGATGGATGATATCATGTATTCCGTTCCCGATGGTGACAAGGATGCCGTGTATAGCCTGTTCTTTGATTTGCTAGGTACGTTTTATTACAATTGGGAGTTTGCGTTGCGTTATGCGAAGAAACTTCTTTTAGGGGATGTGGAGGAATGATTATGAAATGTTTTATTCGTTTTGTCATGTTTCTCATATACGTTGACATTTTATTTGTTCTTCTTGTGTTTATGGTTCCTGCCGAAATGGTGTACAGGTGGACGAGTGGTCGTAAGCCTGTAGGATATGTTTCATGCCTTTCTGATTTTCTAGGATATCCTAACGGTTATCGTTATACGTTGAGCGATTTCTTTAGGGATATGAAACAGGGATGGCATAATTTTAAGTAGTATGGGTTCTATTGATTATGAGTATATATTTGCCAATCTTGATACTGTGCTTGGGCTTCCTTTAAGGCGTAGGGGTAAGCGGTGGACGTTGCCTGCCCGGATAAATCTGGAGAGCCATAGCAGGAAAGACAAGCTGGTTTTCTATATGAACAAGTCGGGCAGTATTACCGTTACCGAGCAGGGCGGTGATTCTGTCAACCTGTTTGACTTTCTCGTGTCTTATCTTCCCGGTTGCAGTAGTGCTTCTGATGCTTTTAGGATTCTGTCAAGCCCGGAAGGTTGCAGGATGAGTTTGAAGGATTTTTACGAGAGGGAGTATGATTCGGGTAGACAGGAATCAAGGTTTGTTGATGTGAAGTATGTTGACAGGATTAGCGATGCCGGGCATTGGAAGGGTAATAACCTGTACGAGTACCTTTCAGGTGTTTTCGGTGTTGATTCCGTGAATGATGTGTTTTCAAGGTATAAGGTAGGATGTCTTGGAAGGGAATCCGCTGTGTTCTGGTATTCCGACAAGGATGGTAATGTGTGCCATGACAACAGGATAAGATATGGGGTGAACGGTCACAGGAAGAAGGAAACCCATGCTTTCAGGAAGTTTACTACGGGAGAAGGGTTTACCTATCGTGGTTATTTTAAGCCGTTTTTAGGGGATTATTGCAGCGATGCGATAACTTGTATGGTTGAATCAGAGAAAACCGCCATTATCGCATCTATGGCTTTCGGTAACGGTTTTGTATGGACAGCTTGTGGCGGAATGAACCAGATTGGAAATAAATTGCCAAAAAATGTTATTTTGTTCCCCGACTTTGATAATAAAGCTATATCTTTGTGGGGTGACAAAGGACGTGTGGCAAGATGGTGGGAACACCCTATCCTGTCTTTTGGATTGAAGCATAACGATGATATCGGAGATGCTGTTATTAATAATTTGAATAGTATTAACATTAAAGAATTTAGGAAATGGATATTGGAATAGGAATTGATTTTAAGGAAAATCTTCTTTCATTGCGTAATTATATCTCTTTGGGATTTAGTTGTGATGATATTGATTTCAAGAACGCAGCTATTGCTTTCATTGACAGAATGATGGAAGAAGTGTTGGATGATCATGATGTGAATTTCTTTGACGCATTGCAGAATGTGATTGATAACCTTAGTGAGGTTAATACGGTAAAGGATTTTCACGATATTTGCTGTGAATTTTATCATGTGATGGATGAGAACGAGTGTGTCATGCACCGTGAGTTCTTTGAAAAACTGAAAAAATATCGTGAAAGCAAGATTGAACGTATTGTTCCTTTGAAGGAAAAAGACTGCATTGTCATGGGTAATAAGTATGTTGAATTAGGTAGCGGCAAAGAGTGTGTCGTTGACAGTATTATCCACATGCTTAGTGAGAATGACCGAATGATTAAAGATGCTGTTTTGTATGTAGACCATCTTGGTAAGCGAATAGCGTGCTCTATTGATGAGTTTAGGAAAAAGTTCGGGGTGAGGAAATAAGGCGTGTTATGGCTAATAAAGGAGAGATAAGGATTGACGGTAAGGTGATGGGAAAGGATTACGGCAGGTATTTCTATTCTCCACGTGGTAATATGTGGGCTGTCACCTTGTGTACGTATGACTGTGATGATGGTCGTATGTTTGAAAAAATAGAGTTGTATAGAACGAAGGATCAGGCTAGGGAGGCTGCATTTCGGTTAAACACGGAGGAAAGAAATGGGTAAGACAGATGCAAGTGTAATAAAACTACCTTATGGGTATTCATTGAAGAAGATTGATGAGCGCACTTATGAACTAGTCAAGATTGACGATTTCAAGAAAGGAGATTTCCTGTTTGCTAAAAGCAGGACAGGAGATTTAATAGATTATGTATTTATTAATACTGGTGGTTTGAAAGCTAATTTCTTATATAAGGACAAGAATGTTCTTATCTGTAATTTAGAGTTTAACTTTTCTAACAACTATGATATCTCAAAGGCTACTCTCGAACAGATTGCTGCCATGAGAAGGCTTTTATCCGAGAATAATTTTACTATTGTTGATGGTGAAGTTGTTCCAATTACAGATCCTGTTGTCGGCTTTGTTATTGTCAATGATGTGATTTATCCTGCAAGCAAGATTTATCGAAGCAGGGAATGCGCTATGTATGATTTAAAGAGAAAAGGAAATAAAAAATGAATCAAGTAAAATTTGTAAAATTAAGACGGGATGCAGTTCTTCCCGAAAAAAAAACTGATGGTGCTGCCGGGTATGATTTGTATGTTCCTGACAACACGTTGATAAGAAAAGGTCGTAACCTGATTAAACTTGGAATAGCCATTCAGATGCCATCAAATATGAAGGCTATTATCAAGCCTCGAAGTGGATTTTCTCTGAAAGGTATTATTGGTGTTGACGGGAAGTATCATGACGCTGATGTGTTGGATGGTGTTATTGATTGTGACTATACTGGTTGTATCGGTGTTATAGTGAAGAGTTTTGAGAAAGAGCCTTTCTATATTGCCGCAAAGGAGCGAATTGCTCAGCTTCTTTTCAGTAATTATATTGAGGTTGAATTTGTTGAGGTTGAAAGCCTTGATTCAACGGATAGGGGTGATGGAGGTTTTGGTCACACAAACAATGCAGGTAAGTAAGTATGAAAACAAAAAAGATAAACAAGATTTACGACAAGGGTTATGATAGTGTACTGAACAAGTATTTTATTTTAGCTATGTTTGTTGAGTTTGGTGAAACGAAGTATGATCGTATTTTCTTTTCTGATAAGAAGGATGCGGATAACATAAAAGTTGGTGATTTATTATGATTAGAGTTACGTTGAATAGCAGGGTGAAAATTATAAACCGTGATAAATACATTTCACTTCACGGTGAAGATTCTGTAAGCAAGTCAAATGTGTTCGGTAAATTTGTCACTGTTAAATACTGTTTTGATAATGGTGAAAAGTTTCTTTGCGCGGATGACCAGGGTAAAGAGTATATTCTTTTCTCAGATTGTATTGCTTATGTTGATCATGTTAAAGAGAGAAGCATCCTTGATGAAGCAAAGGATATCCGCAACAACAGCAGGCAGTCTGACTATGGTGATGCAGTAGTCAATTTTGAAAATATTTCCAAGATGGCTTCTTTGATTACGGGAAAGGAATTATCTCCTTATGACTGTGTTGCTGTACAGATAGCTGTAAAACTATGCAGACAGGGATTCCATAAAAAGCGTGACAATATGGTTGACTTGGCTGGCTACGCTGATATAATGCAATTAATTGTAGATAAGGAAAATGTGAGAAATGGGGAAAAAGGCTGACAATGCTTTGATGTATCGGAGAGTTTTAGCGGCAAGCGGTCTTTCCGATACTGATATTAACAGGAAAAGTAGGAAGCATGATATTGTTATGAACCGTGCGCTTGTGTGCTGTGTTATGCGTGACATGGGTTTAAGTATGTCTGATATTTCTGATTTCCTATGTATTGACAGGAGTAGCATATACAATCTTTTTAAATATTCTTCTGAACTTGACGAGAGGGTAAGGGAGATAAAATCTAAGATAAAGGAGGAAAGGTAATGGGTTTGAATAAAGGATGGGGTAAACTTCCCCTTAGTAACAATCTTCTTATTGACGATGAAAAACAGAAGAAGATTGATATAGCAAAGCATATTGATGATGCGAATGAGATGGAGTTATGGGCTGCGTCCGCTTATGTCATAGATACCAATCCTGTCTTGTTTTACAAGGCTACGCACGTTGTTGACGAGGGTATGTCAGAGCGTTCTTTGCTTATGAAAGCCAAGCAATGGGTGAACTCTCCAAGAATAACCCAGATTGTCAATTATGCCAAATCTTCCATGCTTGCTTCCGATTATGTGACACCATCCATGAGGCGTGTATTGGAAGGTGAGAATAAGGAAAAGACAAAGACTTTGATAAACAAGGATAACCTTGAATTTGAAGATGCGATAAGCCTTATAGAAAGTTTCCTAAAGCGTTCTGATATAGACACTGCTGATTTTAAGGATGTGAAAGGTGCGCTTGATATGCTTGCAAAGTTCAAAGGATGGCTTTCTGACGATGATGCTAGTGAGGATTTCTATGACAAGACCACCATAGCGTTTTTCCCATACGATTGCGACAAGTGTGTACGTGCCAAGGCAGGGTTATGCAACAAGTGTGTATATCATCGTGAATCAACAGGTGATCTTAGTGATGATGAACGTAAATGGATAAAGGAAAACGATACATGGAAAGGGTAGTCTATGTCGGTAAGGAAAACCACTAATTTGACGGTAAGGAACAAGGAAAGGGAAAGGCGTGTAAGGGAAATAGAGGAAGAGGGAGTATTTGATTATTACCATAAATTTACTCCTGTCCAGTTGTACAAGTACCTTTCACCTCTATGTAGTATTGATGCGTTACGGGTATTACGTTTGTGCGTATTATCCGCACAGAGGGGAGATAATATGATAACGTTGAAGTTTATAAGGAGGCAACTGAAATATAAGCCCAGGCGTTCTGTTTTTGATTCATTGATAAATGCCGGATTGATAATAGAACCAGTTCCTAATGTTTTTTCCTGTACGGTGAAGGTGAACGAGTATTCTCATATATTGAGCATGATGCGTATTGATGATAATGCTCCCGATGTTGTAGATGTGGATGATTTAAATTGTTACAAAGTTGTAGCAGAGGATAATATTAGTTACCGTGTCGTTAGCAAACGGGGAAGTGTTATAAAGAGTTTTACTGAAAAGAGTGAAGCAAGCAATTATCTTGACGAACTGTATTTTCCTAAAGGTGAAGATGGTGACGTGGAAGCATTGTCGAAAGAGGAAGAGGAAGAATTAACCATTTGATTAACTATTTTTAATATCGTTTTCTGTATTAGTTTATTTTTTAATATTACTTTTGTCGCATGAGATATTGCTATGATAAAGAACGGTATGATTATCTTGTCAACGAGATTTTTAAATGTGGCAAGATACTTAAAGAGAACACAACTAACGGTAAGGAAGTTAGCTGGAAGGTTTTCTGGATAAGGGTGGACGCTCACAAAAGAAGGCTGTCTGCAATGAGAGAATTAGACAAAATAAAAGAGGAGAAATATAAAAAATAAAAAAAATGGATTTAATATTAAATTGTAAAGTAAAGAAAGTAGGTCAGTTACAGGCTGGTACAAGTAAGGCAGGTAATCCTTGGCAGAAGAGAAATTATCTCGTTGAGGAAATTGGTTCCATGTATTCCAAAGAGGTGTATTTCTATGTAATGGGCACCCTGTGTGATCTTCAATTGAAAGAGGGTGATACTATTACTGCCCATCTTGAAATCAGAGCAAGAGAATACCAGGGTAAATATTACAATGAAGTTGGGTGTTTTAAGATAGATATGCCGCAACCAGCACCTGCGCCTGCACCAGCACCTGTCCAACCTGAAAGACGGGATGATTTACCCTTTTAGTATTGCAATGCTTTCTGAAATGTGTGATTTTTGCTTGTATTGATTAAATTCTTGTTTTTGTTTGCGGATGGAGGTTTATCTTTTTTGCCATATTTCGGGTTTTCCTCCATCCGATTTTATTTATAGTTTATGATGAAACGAATAAAGAGTAAATATCCTTTAGCTGACATATTTAATTTTGTGTTGGGTAAGTTATCCGTTTTGAAATCTATTTCTGAACCTGTAACTTTCTATTCCCGTGATAATACTTTACCTGCATTGTATTATGATGTTGTGTTATATGAAAAGTATTTGAATGATACAATGTCTAAACTTATGGGGTGGATTGATACTATCAATCAATACAAGTCTGTTGGCTATGATCATTCTAGATTTGTCGAGATGAAAACAAACGAGTATAAAGAAACATGGCTTTTTGATTCGGAAGATGATATCCCATATTTTTCTTTTAAGAGTTGTTTGGTGTGTGAAGATTATAGGGATATCGTCTTGGATTGCTCTGATGATGACATTACAAGTATAATGAATGCAGTTAGTCTTTTTAGTCGTTTTGATATCTGTGAGTTCTTCAAAATTCCTTCATACAAAATTGAGGAAGATGGAACTATACATGAAAGAACTTTTGCAGACAAGGGGATGGATAAGGCTTCAAACAGCGTGATGATTGATGATGTCCGTTCTACTATGATTCATGTTAACAGGAAGATTCATTCTTTGGTTGACTACATAAAAAGCATTGACGAGGATAAGTTTGATGAGAGCGTTGTGGCAAAGATAGAAAGGGATGTATTTGAAATACTTGATTTGAAACTAGGAAACAATTAAGGTATTAAGGAACAAATTTGGCTTAATTCGCAATAATTATTATATTTGTGGTGATTTTGTCACCGTCGAAGATCCTTAAAACAACATTTTATGACTGTTGTTTGTATTTTAAATCTTTTCATAATTTAAAAGGGGTAGGGGTGGTATAGTCCTTTTCATTTATGCTATAACCACCCCTTATTTACTAAACACATGAGAAAAAAAGAACTTATTAAAAAAATGAGAGAATATCAGTCTTGGCGGAAAGGTGCTGATATCCCTATGATGCCGCCATCCGAAGTCACAAGGATTATTGATTCCGCAATAACTGTGATAGAAAAGTCTGACACAAGCAAGGCAAATTCCGTGCTGTTCAAAAAAGAAGTGATAGACAAACTTCACATCACTGTTGGTGCTATGATTTTGGACGGGTATGACGAGTTAGATTCCTGTGTAAAGTATGTTAATGACTTAATATGTAAGTTAGATGAAGATTAATTTGTTTGTAAACGGAAATTTGGTGTGCGACCGAAGCGAAGCGAGGGAGCACAGGGGCAGTCTAGCTGCACAGGGGCAGTCTAGCTGCACAGGGGCAGTCTAGCTGCACAGGGGCAGTCTAGCTGCACAGGGGCAGTCGAAGTTGTAACACTATGTGGTGGGGAACTTCCTAGTGATTATGATATTTCTGATGCTGTTATAATTGATGGCGATATTCATTGTCGTAGTATCAGTTGTAATGGCATTGTTGTTTGTAAAGGTTCTTATACCGTTATAGAGGAAGGGGGTGATTATGGGTCACTCTAACGGTAAAATCACTGCACCTGTCGGATTGGATAGTGATGTATATCCTACCTTAGGCATCGGTCCTACTAGTAACGGTTATGATTTAGGGTATGCGTGCGCAAATACGCATGGGAAAATAAATTGGAGATCAAAGAAAAAGCCTGTAGTATGGAATAATCCAAGTATAAATATATCTAATTCTAAATGGTGGATTGGTGAAAATGGAGATTGTGGTATGGTTGCATCCGTAAAAGGTCCTTTGTATTCTGTTATTAATGGGAAATGGAATTATAATCCTCCTAAAAATGGTAATTGGTTTAGGCTTCTTGATTTTGATGGGTATTATCAAAATGCAGGTTCTCCAATAGAGCATGGTTACAACGGAGGCATAGATATTGACAAAATAAAAGATAAAGAACTTAGGATAATGTTTGCGGTTCCTTATGATGATATGTATAGATTTACTCCTGCTGATATGGAATCTTTGAAAAACACTTATATAACTGCTTATATTACTAATGGTTCTCATCAGTTTAAAGTTTCTGCTCCTGCTACTATATCTAATAGAAATAATGAAGATAATGCTACAACTATAACTATTCCCACATCTGAATTTTACAAAGGAGAATATACTTGCTACATAGTATTTTCTACTTCTAGGTTTATTTTAGGTCAGCAAGAACCTAGTAGTAATTTTTATCCATTTATTAGTGATTATGGCGTACCATCAAGTTTTAAGATAAGGGTAAAGCAAGAATCTCCTGTGGAAGTAAATTTTTTATCACTGTCTTATTCATCATTTGGCACATTCGTTACTATTCAGGATGCAGGTGATATTTTCGATAATGATATGGTTTGGGTTATGTACACAAGTGGGGATATAGCTGCTACTGTATCAATATATAATAGAGGTGATGAACCTGTTTCTATTTTACGAAACCAATTAAGAATATCTACTAGAACTATACATGATACGGATATTGTAAGAGATGGTACAATGTTTGATGGTGCTTTGAACACACAGGGTATAACCATATCTAAAGGTCAGACAAAAACAGTAAAAATGTTATATAACGATATTATTTTATACAATGGAAATATCGTTCAAAAGCCATCTATGGGAACTAGACTAAAGACTTTAAGTGCCACTATGAGATATTACTCACAGGATGGGAGTTCCTGGGCTGCTGCTGGTGGTAGTGCTATTTATAATGTAAAATACTCTCCTACTAGGAGAGAGTGGGTAAAAGAAAGTATTAATCAGTAAATACTGGGTATAATATACACAAGCAATGGGCATGGAACGGCAGCTTAGGTCTGTCTGTGTGTATTCTGTATTGCTCATCAATGCAGAACTGACATGGGTTCTTAGATGTTACTGCTGTTCTCCATCCCTTGAAATTTGGAATGTTTTTCCATGAGTTGTAATTTGCTTCATTAAAAATACCTAGAATCATCTGCTGTTCTATAACATACAACTGGCTTATACCGTTTGTAGCATATCCTCTACCGTAGTGTTTCTGTTTGCTTGGTGGAATAAATGATACGTTATATGGTGATGATATGTTGTTCCATATCTTCTTTTGAACCTCGTCTGTTATTTTCTCTATATTGTTCGTTTTTGTGGACAGTAATGTATTGGCAAGATATACTTCAACAACAGCGCGGAATCTGTTTGTATTTGTGTTTATTCTCTGCTTTGTCGTTTCTCCACCGTATGTCCTTTCCATATATTCCTTAATGCCGTTGTCCGTCATTGAAATATACTCCCATCCAAGATCATCGTTTAGTTCTAGTGACAGTTTATTGCTTTCCAGTACATATTGGTATATGTCGTTATATATATCCTCACGGAACTTTTTGGTCAGTTCTAGCACTTTTTCTTTTTGGCTATCCGGGAGTTTTGATATTGACTTGAACGATTTAGCTCCTGCCAAAAGGAATACGGCTAGAAGGTCTTTAGAGAACTTCTCCGCACGCTCTCTGGTTGACGATTTTATACCGTTTGCAAGTCTTTTTGCTTGGAAGTAATAGTCTGCAATCTTAGATATTTCTTCTTTGTTGATCATTGGCTTCTACTCTTTCTGTTATTCCGTTTGCTACCATATTTATCATAAAACTCTTGAAATCACTTTGGCTGTAAACCTTTTGTCCGATTGATGCTAGAGTTTGAAAGATGACAATTTGATTCTCATACAAAACCTTTTGGTTCTGTATGATAGCGTCAAGTTTCGATAATATTTCTCTTTCATTGTCCATAGTGCAAAGGTATGTATTAGACTTCAATTTACCATACAAATTGTTTTATTTCATTGGGTGTTATTGTATATTTATATGTAATGTAATAAAAAAGGCAACAGTAAAGATTCACATCTGCCTGCTGCCAAAGTAAAAACATCGTAATGGTTCATTTACATAGTGCAAAGTAACAGAAATATATTTTACATATATATAACCAAACTGAATTTTTAATTAATGTTAACATATTAGTTTGCGTTTGCACATAAAAAAAAGCAAGAAAAAGGGTCCAATCTATTTCTTGCTTATTAATTTAGTTTTTTTATATGAATTTTAATTATTTAAGCCATATCTATTAACGGATGTATTATGATAAGACAAAGGTAAATATAATGTTTTATATTTCCAACTGTTTTATGCGACAAAAATTGGGTTTTCAACTTTAATTTAGATTTATATAATATTGTTTCATTAGGTCCAATTTTATTTCTTTTTGGCATTTCTTAAACTCTGGTATATTCCCTCTTGTTTCTCTCCAAGGATCTTCTCTTTTTACCAATAATTCAAGGTGTCTATCAGTACATTTATTGTATATTCCAACAACTTCGTTCAGTAATTGTTCTGTTTTACTTTTCAGTTTAATGTTCTCACAATCTTTTACTTTTATGTTTTGGAAAAAATCTATGTTATTAAATCTGCTGAATTGGGATGGTACAACAGGGCCGTGCGCCCATGCTTCAATTCTTTCATCAAATAAAACCTCATTGAAAATTGTATAATGCCACGCTTGGCAATAATATAACAATTTTTGTAATTTTGAATGTGTTATATTGCCATGTGTCTTATGTATTATCCAATCTGCTATTTGTCTTGATTTATACATTTTTGTATATGCTTTATAAAATGTTTTATTATGTGTGCAAATGTATGTGTTTATTTTGTAACTTTGTAAAACTAAATACATTTTAACTATGGAACTATTAGTAGAAAGAAAATGGTGTAAGCCTGATTATACTATAGGGCGTTTGTATATTGATGGTGAGTTTTTCAGTAATACGCTTGAAGATCGTGTTGTTGACGTGAATAAGAATGGAGTGTTTGATGGAAACGAGAAGAAGGTTTATGCTGAATCTGCTATCCCTTACGGTAGATACCAGGTGATATACAACTGGTCACCAAAATTCGGGCGTAATATGCCAAGGTTGTTGAATGTGCCTCATTTCGAGGGTATTCTTTTTCACGCTGGGAATACAGCAAAGGATTCTGCTGGGTGTATCCTTGTAGGCAACAATACATCAAAAGGCAGGCTTACCGAATCACGCTATACTTCTGACAAATTGAACAAGTTGATTGACGATGCGATAAAGCGTGGCGAACAGGTTTGGGTTACGATAAAGTGATCAATTATACGTTAAAGGAAATATAGGAGCGATGTTTTTGTCGCTCCTTGTTTTTTAGTAATAATACATTATGTACAGTGCTATACTATTCTCGCCAATTTTCCATCGGACGGTTTTCCGCCAAACAGGTGATTAATGTATGCAAGACCTTTTTGTGTGCATAGAACAACCATCACGACAAAACCTGGGTGATTCTCTCTTGGAATAGGCTTTTCTTTCATCTCGAAATACCCAGCATCAATATACTTCTGTTTTGGCTCATTCCTGTTAGCAAAGAATACTCCTGCTTCACGAAGTTTCTTGAACAAAGAGTTTCTCCCAAAAGGCAAGCCAAGTATCTTTGCCGCCTGTCCTATATCGCACTTGCCTTCCATTGCAAAGGCTTTGTCGGCGAAGTCCGCTTTGGGCTGTAGTTTTTCTATTTGTTTCTGTTGCTTTTTATTCTCCAAAGCCAACCGTTCTTTTTCCTCTTCGGCTTGTATTACCATTAATGCAAGCTCCTTTCGGGAAAGCTCATGCTTGTTTTCCTCACATGCGATAAAATATTTTCTAGCTTGCCTTCCCCGTTCGTTGTTCTCAATCATAGATAGCTCTTTTGCCATACTGATTGACAGAGCATATTCAATTCGTTTTGTAGCTCCTATTTCTCGCTCCACAATTTCGGTGAATGATTGAAAATCAACACCTTCAATAAAATCATAAGATTTAATGCGATCTTTAATCCATGTTGAAAAATCCCTTTTACTTTCAAGGAAAGAATGCAAATCACGTGCATTAACGGCTCTCTTACCGTTATTATCACTAATAGGAATAAGTTCATTCGTTGTGACGTTCATATTTTAACGAATTGTGATAAAAAGAAACCCTCCGTAGGTGTGAACGTCACAACATACGCAGGGCATAGAAGTCGCAGATTGTTTCCTTTCTGCCACCTTAGAGGGATTCTTAATATCTTGTACAAAATCTGTTCGATTTATTTTGCCAAATATTATTATGTTATGACGTTCACCACAAAGAAAAGCATAATTTTTTATATATCAAAACTTGTGGTGTGATTTTTTTTACATTAATCCAAGCACCATACCTACTGCTCCCCAGAATACATCTCTCCATTCGGGCACTCCTTGTCTAAGCCACTTATCGTAGACGATTTCTTTTCCTACAAGAATGAACAAGGTTAGTGCTATTGCTGTCCATACGGAGAAAAACCATTGCGCCATGCTTACTACAAGTATTCCTGCAATGAGGTGTTCCATTCCGTCAACTCTCAAATTGTTAAGGCATATATAGTCTAATGCCCTTCTTATTTTTCTTAGTAAGTTCGTAAATTTTCCCATAGTTTAGCTGTTATCGTTGTTTTCGTTGTTTTCTTCTATCACTACCCTAGCTTCCATATCGTTTAATCTTCTGTCTTGTTCGTCCATTCTATCATCTTCATTATTTGCAGAGAAGTCACTTTCTTCTCTTGCTGTCTGTAATGATATTATTCGGGAGTTTACAAGTTGAACGAGTGTATTGTTCCATTCAGAGAAGTCTATGTATGAGTATGGCTCTATGGTAGCGTTTATTCTTAGAGCGTTATAACCTGTTGCGTCACCTTCCATTACTCCTACATAGTATTTGAATATATTGGCCATGTCATTTATGGCTGTATTCATCATTTGTGCATCACTTCTCGCCCATTCCATTTCCGGCTCGTAATACATTGCCGTTGTTCCAGTAGGTCTGTCACCTGACGATGATTGCATTGGCGGAACGACACCGCTTCCGTCAAGTATCCCGTTGTATATGTTATCTATTTCGGTGAAAAGTGAGTTTGAAGCGTCCATTTTACCCATGAATTGTGCATCATCTTCTGCTCCTACACGTAAAATGGAAGTTCCTCCCAATCCGTTTCTTTGAATGTTTATTCTTCCGTTTGTCTTGATAAGTAGCATTTGGAATGCCTGTCGTGTGTTGTATTCTCCTATCATGGACATTAAGAACTCGAAATCGTCTATCAAGTCCTGTACTGCCCCCCAAAATGGAAGTTCAAGCCGTAGATATACTACAGGTATAAATCCAAGGTTATGGAATTGATGCAGTTGTATGATATTTCCGTTTTCGTCAATATCCGTTGCTATATCTCCGTTGGAATCAAGCGTGTAAAACTCATCTTTAGTCCATACATCGACAAGTGTGTCTGTATGTTCTTCTCCATCAGCCGATATATATGTGGTTGTATATTCCCTTGCGAAAGCTATTCTTTCGCCTCTTCTGTTTTTATGCTCATATAGTATATCTCCTTTTGAGTAGCTGAAAGACCTGTATTTTATCTCGTCCTTATCCTTATATATATATATGGCAGCATCTCCTACCTTTCCGGCTTCGCTTATAAGTTCAAACTTGGCTGTTTCCATGAGAGAATCAGTCCAGTATTCCTTGTATGTTGTCAGCTTATCCCTGTTCTGCTGGTTTGACGCGCTTTTCTTTATCTGGAATTTAAGAGGATTGGTACACAGGTGTGATACCCTTTTCTTGTGTATCATCCTTTGAAGAGGAAATGCTCGTCTTTGCAGTACATAGGGAGTTGATGCCAATTTCTTTTTTCTTTTCTGAACACCTACATTCGCGCTTTCATCATCCGATGATGTGGCATCCTCGTCTGACGGGATACTGTCTTTCCAGTCGGGTCTGTTGTGTATATAATGTCCTGATGTATCCCATTGCGCTAGGAAATCATCCTGTGACATATATTTGTATATCAAAGTGGAGCGTCTTGGTTTTTTCTTTGTTCCTCCACCTCTTCCATCGTCACATCTTGACGGAAGTGCCACTTTGAACGGTTCTTTTCGTAATAAAACGTCTAATTTTAAAATTTCCATAGGTAATTATAAATATTTTAATTCATCCATTATATCGTTAGGTATGTCAATCATTACATCGCATATATCAAAATATGTCCTGTATAAAAATGTTCCTTCTATCAAGTCGGGTGAGCATCCTACAATCTTTTTTGCTTCCTGCTTTTTCAGAAGTCTTAGTTTCCCGTTTTCCCTTTCCACGTCACGTCTTATTGCTCTTCTCTGGTCCATCAACGCTTCCCGTATTGTTTTGTTTACATACGGTTTGTCGAGAAGTTCCGGGTTTATGCTGAATCCGCAATATCCTAAGTTTGTTCCTTTTATACGTGTTACCATTTCATCTGCAAGCTGTGCCCTTAGATCGAAATAGAATCTTACAGGTTGATCATCCTTGCTTTTGTCTAGTCTTTTCGGAACACCTCTAAGTATTGCCAGGCTTTCGGGAAATGCGTCACGGAATGTAGGTGCTCCAAGACCGTCAAATGCCAGTCTGTTTTCACCGATTCCCCATTTCCGTAGATTGTTTCTTACCCATCGGTTTAAATCCCTTGGCTTTAATGTGTTTGACCATTCCAGGTCTTGTAAGTGATGTCCTATGAAGTGCCCCATTACACAAACGTCACCAAGACCGTATGCTATATCCAGTGTAGCACATTCAAAGTAATCGTCAAACACGGGCTGCGATGAGAACATTTCCTCCATCTCGTCTCTCGTTATCCATTCGTTCCCTCCTTTTATCAGTTTCCATGATCCCAATGCATTTATGGATACTTCCTGGGCTGTACCTCCAAGATTTTTCTGATAATCAGGATTGGAACTCATGAGAATCTTGTTATCCTCAAGTCCGGAAGCTATAAAGGTTATATTTTTGATGTATCTTTTGCAGTTTGTTTCATCAATTTTGGTATTTTTACCGAATCTTGCGATGATATAATCTTTTGCCTGAGCAAATACTTCTTGTGGGCTGTCACCCCATGCTGTTTCATGTATAGTATCTCCATATTGAAAGAAATATCTTACTTTACCTGAACGTTCTGGTATAGCTATCCCATCATCATCTACCCACCATGATACCAATTCTCTCCAATAGTCACTATACGGGTTTGGATTACAAGCTCCTGAGAAACTTGTTCTAAGTCCAGAGGAGGAACGCAATACTGTTTGAAGATAGTTTACAATCGGTTCTGTAGCCTGTGAGCATTCGTCTACAACTACTTTAACAACATTACCTCCTTGTTGTCTATCTTTAAAATCATTTATACCCTTTTCTCCTGATATGCATGCATCTCCGAAATAATCGTATCGTATTTCTCCACCTGCATCCAATCTTGAAAGACGTTTAGAGTCTATATATTCTCCATAAGGTTCAACCATTTTTGAAACCACTTTCAAGATACCATCCGCTTTTTCTGCGGATGTCTTGTCTTTACGGAAAACAAGTGCGGAAAATGACGGGTGGTTGCATGAACTCAGTATATCCATCCCAAGGCATACGGATTTTCCTCCCCCACGATTCCCGTGAAGTATCTTTATCCCTGCCCTGTTTCTTAGAAATGCCTCCTGTGAACCTTTCTGTGGGGCAAGCATATTTACCTTGTATCCCTTGCTTCTTCTGTCCTCTATATATCTTTGGACGAAATCAAGGCTTTTATATGGTATGATTCCCCTTTTGCCATATCGTTTCAGCGATTTGACAACATCCTTAGTCTTTAATCCTCGGTATTTTAAATCAATTTCTTCCATTGCAGTATAATGATTCGCAAATATAATATTTTTTTAAATATTTTTTTTGCTTATACACATTTTTTAACTACATTTGCATCGGTAAGAGGTACTTACTGTGCGCAAAGGTCTTGTGCATGAATCACATAAAAAATAAATAGTATATGGATGAAAATGTAAAAGTCATTTTTGAAGGTATCAAGAATGCGTTGGGAGAAAGTAGCTCCGTTATTACAGATCGTACAATCGAACAGACAATCAATGAGTTCTCAGCGTTCGCACCGCAGGAAAATGCGGAAAAGTTCTGGAATGAAAGTGTTGTAAATCATTTAAAGAACACAGTGGCAGGTCAGGTAAGAGCGTTTGCGTCTGATAAGCGCAAAGAGTGGGATACAATCAAGGAACAGGAAATATCCAACTTGAAAAAGGAATGGGAAAAATCACATCCTGCACCACAACCGACACCAGCACCGCAACCACAACCTACACCGACACCAGCACCCGAACCGAAACCGTTTGAGTTGCCCGATGATGTCAAGGCTAAACTTGAAGAGTTTGAAAAGTTCAAGAAAGAGTTTGAAGCTAAAGAGCAGGAGGAAAAGCAGAAGCAGATTGTAACTGAAAAGCGCAAGAAGCTGTCTGATTTGATTAAACGCCCGGAAGCGGGTATGCCTAACGAGTTGTTGCGCAACATCATTTTTGAGAACATTCAGATTTCGCCCGAAGAGGAAGATACAAGCATTCTTCTGAAAATACAGGGAAAGTACAATGAAACGTGTACTAAATACACAAAGGATGGCATTAATCCTTTCATCTCTGACAAGGGTGGTTCTAGCGATGTAAAGTCATTCATAGATAGAAAGAGAGAAGAAGATAAGGCTAACAAGGAAAACAACATTGTCAGCCGATATTACAGTAAAATTAACAAATAGTTTTTTTAATTATGAAAGCAGGAGTTCTTGCAACAAGTTATAGTAAGATTGGTGGCGCAAGACATATCTTTTCTGATGATACGTCTTTGCACGTACTGTTGGTAGGATGTAACGTTCCAGTAGAACGTATGCCTACAGTTGGGAACAAACTTCCGGCTGGCACTATGATTAAATGCGATTCCTCAAAACAGAATGGCGGTGATATTCACTATTCATTCAGAATGTACGAGAAATCGGATTCTGGTGCTACGGTAAAAGTTGAAAAAATCATGGGTAATACAGTTGCCAAGGTTGGCATGGTTGTCGGTAAAGCACCTACTACTGCCGCAGGTGTTACAACTGGTTATACCATTAACGCTATTGATTCGTCTCATGACGAATATGACATCCTTACATTGTCCGGGGATGCAGGTAAATTGGAATTGACCGATATTTTGGTTGAAGTTACACAGGTTGGTGCTAGCGCAAAATTCAATGTTATTCCTAATGCTATCCTGCCTTATGATGTTGACACCATTCCAGGTGCCACTCTCTATCCTTTCAACGGTGCATGGATGGTGACAAGTGAGATTTTGGAAAAACGCATTCCGCCCGTAGCTTCGGCAATCAAAAAGGCGATGAAGGATGATGAATCATATCCTTGCGTTTTCCGTTACACATTGTATAACTAATTAAATTTTTTGTTTTATGCAAAGATCGACATTTAGTTTCTATGATTGGCATTTTTCTGGGGAGATGCAGGAACTTATGGATTATGCCAATCAGAAATTTGATAACGAAAACTGGAGAAGCTACGGAGATTGGGATGTTCCTCAGATGAGTAAATCATGGAATGTCATGGTTGACGAATACACACAGGCTACCCGTCCTGTAATGCTGGCTCCTTTGGCTGAAAAGCCTATCATGGATACTACGGGATTTGAATGGTATTCTGGCCGTATTCCGAAGATGGGTCACGCCATTCAGTTTATGGAAACCGATATTCAGGAGTTCTATGAACTTGACATTCCGCAAGGTGCATTGCTTGACAAGATCCGTGAGAAGTGGTACACAAAGATGGAAGCGTGTATCCAAGGTTTCCATACCGAGTTGAACTGCATGACTTATCAGGCTCTTTCTACAGGTATGCTTAACTATACAGCTAGTGGTACCAACTCAATCCCTGTTCAGATTGACTATCGTGTTCCTGCAAAACACAAGTTGAAAGCGTTGAAGCAGAAATGGTTTAGCGATACAGACTGGACACCGAACGAGAATGCAGATCCTATTAAAGACCTTCAAAGAATGTGTAAGATTGCCGACAATGACGGTGTACCATACGACCACTTTGAAATGTCCAAGGATTTGTATGACAACTTCCTGATGCACCCGAAAGTGACAGCAGCAGTACAGGCTCGTCTTGTTCCTGCCGCAGCATCTACTACAATTTATCCTATGAACAATCAGGAGATTGTTGATGTGCTGATGAAGGTGTTCTCTATTCCTGTGATTATCCCTATTGAGGAAAAATCAAAATGGAACAAACTTGGCGTGATTGAGGAAGCCAAACCGTCTTTTGAAAAGAACACCGTTGTTCTTGTTCAGAGCGGTCAGTTCTTCCGTATCAAGAACTCACCGTCAATGTATTTGCAGGATACCAACCCGGCTGTACGTATTTCTTCTTTGGAAGGCGGACGTATTGCATTCTTGCATCAGTATTCTTCCGAACCGTATGCGGAGAAGAGTTCAGGTGAGTTGTGGGCATGTCCTGTGATGAAGAATCCGAACAACCTTATCATTATGAAGGTTGACGAACAGTCAAATACGGGATTGTAAAAGGTTGAACCATGAAGGTCATTATTGATATAAATGGCGAAGGCACAGCAAAGGGCGCAGGGGAGTATTTCATTGGAGATACTCTCACGCTCCAAGCTATTCCCGAAGAAAGTGTAGAGTTCGGATACTGGCTTATTGCCGACAATGAAACATTGAAGCCGGAGGATAGACTGAAAGTTTCGGATAATCCGTTCACTATTCAAGTTACCCCTCAGATAACAGCAAAGGGTAACATGAAGGTGGAAGCATATTTCTATATGTCTATGCGTGAATATCTGAAAGCACAGATTGACTATGAGTTGAAAAACACATCGTATATCAGTGTTGCCCAGAAATGGGGATTCCGTTTGTCTGATGATAGCCGTGAAACGTCTGAGATGAAGAAGGATCTGGCTTATGCTGATTTGTTGCTCATTGTTTGTACTGCCCCTTCAACGATACAGGGAAAGACAAAGAAAGCCGGAAACTGGTCAATTACCGACACAAGCAAGACTATTTCTATCAATGACAAGAAAAGATTGGAGCAACGCGCAAAGGATTTATACGCCAAATGGGGTTTGAATTTGGATGTTGGAACAGATGTTGAAATAACTAGATTAAGATGGTAGTATGGGAAAGAGTATTTTAGGTGAGGATATGTTTCCTGATATGGTGAGAATTTATCAGAACAAGAACAGTTCGGATAAATATCAGACCACCCCGTATTGGGAGATGATATACGAAGGAAGGGCAAACATACAGGAAAAGGATACTGGTTCGGAAACGAATGATGTTGACAAATCCGAATATGCCGCCTACCTAGAAGATAACGATGTAACCATACCTTCCGGGTGTCTGTTGGATTGGCAGAATTTCAACCATCCGTTTTCGGACAACAGCAATAGTTGGCGTGAGATAAAGAAACCTCCATTTAACAATATGGAATTTGGTACGGTGATATACTTTAACCAAATAGAAAACTAGAATACTATGACAATCAATTGGACGGAAATAATACTTGCTTTGTTGGGTACAAATGGCATAACCCTTCTAACTTCAATGTTAATGTTTAAGCAGAAGAAGGAAAAGATGGAAACTGAAATTGATTCTTCTACCTTGGACAATCTTGAAAAGGGGTTTGCTATTCAGGGTGCTCAGTTGAAGAAGGCGCAAGAGGAAATTTTGAGTTATCAGCAATCTCTCCACGATGCTTATCAGAAGATACAGGAGCTTTACAATGAACTGAATGATATTAAAACAGAACTGAAATGCGCTAAAGATGATCGAGATTTGCTAAAAAAGCAGATTGAGAAACTGAGTAAACCAGTAACAAGAAAAACAAGTACAAAAAATGCAGGCAAATAACAACGATAAAGTATTGAAAGAGTTTGGTAGTAATGTCCAGCTTGCCTTGGATGCTTCTATCATGCAGTTCATGGAGTATATTGCTACGAATATCATGGATGATATAAAAGACTTGGAGGGCTTTACCAACCAAACTTTCAATCTTGAAGATAGTTATGGATGTGGCATTTACAAAGATGGGGTCCTAAAGAAGATTGTGTGGGCAAATGCAACGAAAGTTGCAAATGAGCCTAGGAAACGTAACAATGTAGAATATTGGGGGCGTGAACTTGCCGAAGATTTCTTCAACAGTTATAAATCCGATGGTTCTGACAAATATGAACTGGTTGTCGCTGCTGTCATGTATTATGCCAAGTATGTGGAGAACTATCACCTGTTGAACGTTCTTTCAGATTCTTGGATTAAGACAAAGACAGATTTAAAAGGGGGTAAATATACTGTGGTTTTTAAGAAAATTGCAGCTAATATGTTAAACAAATATTTTAAGTGAAGTTATGGGCTACTTTAATCCTTCAACAATAAATACCACCTTGTACAATATTGTATTGGACAAGAAGATTGCTGACGATGTATATAAGGTACAGCGTCCTGCAAGTGTTGATGATAAGGTAACTAGTTTTATTGTCGTAAACAACAATACAAGAATTGTAAGCAATACCGAGGGCGGCCCTTACGGTCACTTCGGGAAAGGCGAAACAATGGCTACGGTTACTCTGTTTGTAAGGGCATTGCCTGGGAACATATATCCGTCTGTCATGGATGCGTTGAGTGAAAAGATGGTAGAACTGTTCCCGCAAAAGACTGTGCAGCTTCATTTCGAGATATTTAATGTTTTACCACCAATGTTTGACGGGGTTGGGTTCTATTATATGTCCGTCCTGTTGAATGTTGATATTTCAAAGGATTAGCTGCATGAGAAACGTGAGAAAAAACAGTGGAGGCGCATCGGTAGATACGTTTTCAACAATTAACAATAACTTTTTAAATACAGAAAATAGAATGGCACGAGTAAATTTAGACACCAGCCCTGCTTACTTGAACGGGCAGTCGGCTGCTTTGACATTTGATGCGATTGAAATCACCGATAGTACTCAATATTCAAGTTTTAAGAATCCGAAGATTCTTCCCAATATTGAGTCTGGTACTACGGAATCTTCTGGTACTGACGCTGATACTTCTGAAACAAAGAACGAACAGGGTGCTACCGTATTCCAAAATATCACACCGGGAACTATGGCATTTACCTTTACAGGTATGTCCACTTCAAAAGCTGCTTTCGCTTTCTTTACGCAAGGAAATGAAGCAAAGGCTGAGTTGGAATTGGATAGTTTGACTGACACTGCGGATGTTTTCGGCAAGGGAGCTTCTCAGAAACTGAAAGCGTTTGGTGCAAGCTCATTCAAGCAGTTTGTACGTCCTATCGGTATTATCAACGGTACTGGTGACCGTATGATCTTCTTCCCGAAGGCATCATGGGCTGTCAGCTTCACAGGTGCTCCAAGTAACGCTGGATACCTTGGATTCTCCGTTACTGTGACAGCATTGGAAGTTAACACTAAGTATTTGAAAACCATGATGGTTCTCGAACTTGACAATTCGGGAGTGGGTGCTTGATGTAGACGGGTGATGAATTATTAGCCGGGCGTTTTGTCCGGCTTTTATTGTTTTTTAACTGATTGTGTTTGATTTTTGTTAACCTTTGTTGTATTTTTGCTGTAAAAAATAACACCATGACAGATAAAGAATTGTCTGATAAATTAAAGCTAAAAGCTATAAGCCTTGGACTGTGTAAGGAATGGACAAATGGATGGGGAAACCCGGACAAATATGAATTATGCGAGAAATATATCAGAGGCATTGACTTCTGCCTATTTAACAGGTTCCCGTCAAATGAAATAATCAAGAAGGAGTTTGCTGGTGTTAGGGAGAAGTTTAATATCTTCGTTGATGATACAAACCTGTTCATAAGCAATCCTAAATGGTCTATTTTTAACGGTTCGTGTGATTGTGTTGTCACATTCAACGATTTCGGTATAGGAGAGATGTATGTCAAGGATAACAGTCGTGTAAGCCTTGTTGCGCTTGATAACAGCATAGTACACGTTTCTTTGATTGACGATGCCAAACTTGATATTGTATCGTCTAAATATACCAAGGTGTTCGTTTATACAAATACGCCAAAGAACATATCGAAGGTAGATGTGAAAGGAAAATTAATGATTAAACCGTTCAAGTTAGTTTAAAAATGGGAATATTCAACTGGAAACAACCTGACTTAGATGATCAGATAAAGATGCAGAAGTTTGCCACTCATAAATACAAAGAGGTTATGGTTGGCAATAAGAAATTCAAGGTGCGTGGTCTTAGACTGGGTGCATATGACTATATTGTGGATAAGCTGCTGATACGTGATATTATCAATCCATATACAGCAAAAAAGGAAATGATTGCAATTATGAAAAATGACGCATCTATTCCGTACAAAGTTGCAGCGGCAGGAGTATTGAACAACTATTGGTTTTTTGAGATAATTCCTTTTGCTAGACGTATATACGCTTGGTGGTTAAGCAGGCATTATGACCATAAGGAACTAACTCCGTTGATAGAAGCCATCGTGGAGGGGGCTAATGTAAGTGATTTTTTTACAAATACAATCCGTTTAGCGTTCTTGATAGATACGACAGCGACATTAAGCAAGAAGGATGCCATGAAATTATCTCTCGATGCAAAATCGGCTCACGAGGATCTATCCAAAAAGATTTCCCCCAATTCAGAGGAGATTTAAGGCTATTCGGAGGATTGATGATAATCAAGGACTGGGCTTTGCTATGGAAATATTCATGGAGTTATATACAGGCAGTAATAATGGACCAGCCTAAACTTGATTATCATTTTGAAGAGAAAGTTAAGTTGTACAAGGCTTCTCTTACAGAAGATTTATATAAGGAAGCTAACAAGGATGCAAGTGGCTTTATATATAGATTCAAAGAATCTAAACCTAAAGAAGAGCATCCCGATATATTACTAAAAGACATTTTGCGATGATAACAAAATACGATCCTAAAATATATCCCCTTAAACTGTATGTTGCAGTGGGGGATGATCAATGGGGAAAAATATATAGAAAATTCACCAAACTTAATCATGACCCGATAGATACATCCAAAGATGAAATTAAGAGCTGTAATGGCATGACTATTTTTGTAAGGGAAAAAAGTACAAACCATTTAGGTGTACTTATTTGGTTATCCAACGATGGTATAGGGGTAAGCACTGTTGCTCATGAATCATATCATTTTGTATGTAATGTATTTGATTATTGTGATATAGCAATGGGGTATCAAAATGGGCAGGATGAGCATTTTGCATACCTTATAGGTTGGTGTGTTGAGTGTGTAATGGATAGTGTTGCGAAATATTTAAAAAACAATAAACATGAAGATTAATTTGTTTGTAAACGGAAATTTGGTGTGCGACCGAAGCGAAGCGAGGGAGCACAGGGGGGGGCTTTAGCCCGACAGAGTGGCTTTATGAGATAATAGCCTTAGATGGTAGTGATATACCAAAAGAGTTTGATTTGTCACAAGCTATCATTATTGATGGTGATGTACGTGTGACGGGTAGTTTGATTTTAGGCGGCAATATCGTCTGCAATAAATGGCATTTATAACAAATTAAACACTATTTAACAAAATTAGTTATGTTATAATTTAATTTATAGTTATATTTGCAATATGAAACGAGCATATAAATATAGACTTAATCCTACTCCTGAGCAGATTGTTTTCTTCAACAAATCTTTCGGGTGTTGTAGGTTTGTATATAACTATATGCTCGGTAAACGTATAGAAGCGTATCAGCGTGACAAGACGAAGATAGGATGGGTTGAACTGGCTAAGATGCTTACAGAACTTAAAAAGGAAGATGGGAAGGAATGGCTTTCGGAAGTATCAAACGAGTGCCTGCAACAATCCATAAGAAATATGGACAGCGCGTTCGTGAAGTTCTTCCGTGAAAAGGCAGGATTCCCAAATTTCAAGGCGAAGCATTACAGCCGACAGTCATACAAGGCTATAAATTCGGTGTCTGTTGACCTTGACAACAACAAGGTAAGACTTCCAAAGATCGGATGGGTTAAATTCTTTCCAAACAGGAAGTTTGACGGTAAAGTATGTTCTGTCACGGTAAGCAAGACACCGACAGGTAAATATTTCATTTCTGTCCTTGTTGACGATGGAAAGGAAATACCTGTAAAGCCTGCTGTCAGATATGATACGTCTATCGGTATAGATGTCGGTATAAAGGATTTTGCAGTTTGTTCAAACGGTGATGTGTATGCCAATCCCAAATATCTTGAGAAATCGGAAGCAAGACTAAAGGTGTTGCAAAGAAGATTCTCAAAGACAAAGAAAGGTTCCAACCGAAGAGAACGGGCAAGAAAAATCCTGGCAAGACAGTATGAGAAGGTTTCCAACCAACGCAACAACTTCCTGCATCAAGTCACATCAAAGATTGTCCGTGAAAACCAAACGATAATCATTGAGGATTTGAATGTAAAGGGCATGTTGAAAAACCACCGTCTTGCAAAATCCATATCATCCGTTTCATGGAGCGAGTTTTTCCGACAGCTTGAATACAAGTGCGAATGGTATGGACGCAACCTTATACGTATCGGACGTTTTGAAGCAAGTTCCAAGACGTGTATATGCGGATACGTTAATAGTGAATTGAAACTCAGTGACCGTGAATGGGTTTGCCCGAAATGCGGAAGGCACAATGATCGTGACATTCTCGCTTCGGTAAACATCAAACGGTTCGGACTAATATCACCCTTGGTAGAAGGGGTTGAGGACGTGGAGTGGTCGGCAGTAGTCGGGGCAGTGAAACGTCAATATGTATGTGTATAAACGTATATAATTACCTAAGCCCGAAAGTTACACGAACTTTCTGGCTATTTTGTAACCTGAAAACAATATGAAACCGATACCTATGTATCCAAGATTGATTAGTATTTTTTGCCATTTAGACAATTCCTTTTCTACCTTTACTTCTACAATTTTTTCTACGGTTATTATCGAATCTTTCGTCACTACCGTTTCTTTTTCCAAAGATGGAATACTGTCTTGTAGAAAGTCTTTCTTGTTTTTCAAACTATGAAAAAGCCTGCCATCCGACATTATTTTAGCGTCTGATACGGCTAATGATGTTTCCAAGTGTGAACTATCTTCAAATGTTGTATGTTGTATGTGTTCTGTTGGAAGAGTTATTATTTTTGATTGCCATACTATTCTTTCCGTTACTGTCGTGTTGTGATCTACTATAGTTGTATTTGTCGAAGATGGAAGTAGCTTGCGTGAACAAGAACACGACAGTAACAAAAAAAATAGCAATATAGAAAACGGCTTATTCATCTACTAAGTTTGTTGCGATAAGCGAGATAAATTCCTCCTTCGGTATTTCCAATGCTTCGGGAGAGTTCCATTTCACTTTAATTGCACCGTCAGTACCAATAAGTTCAATGATTTTAGCGAATCCTTCAAAGGCGAAGTATCTAGGCTTCATATCACATTCCTCTTTCATTTTCTCTTGGTATGCTTCGGAGTATGCCTTGTTCAGCTCTTCTGTTTCCTTGTTGAAATCTTCTTCGGTCTTTCTAATTTCATCTGCTTCTTTCTTTTCCTCTTTTGTTGCATCTTCCTTTCCGTCAATCTCTTTCATGTGATTGATTTTCTGTGCGCGCTCGTCATATCCTTCCTTCTTTATTTCTTTAAGAACCTGTTGCATATCATCATCGAATGCTTTTGCAGCTTTGTCGTAAGCGACACGCATAAGCATGATTTTTGCTTTCAGTTCTGATGGAAGTTCTTTTCCTTCTAGCGATAAGGGAATATTCAAGAGAGTTAATCTCTTTAAAAACATTTCTTGGTTTGTCATTTTTTATTGCTTTTTTTAGATTGAAACTGATGAGATGCCTTTCGTATTGATATATTTTGTCACATCGGTTACGAAAGAGTTGATGATAGTAATGATAGCGATTTGGGTATCCAGTTCAGGGTGGTCATTGTAGTTGATTGCTATACCACCGTTCTGATTGAAATAGAATGTGGCGAGTTGGTTCTCTGATTCAAGCGATTTCACCTCTCCGCCATCAAATGAATCAATTGTTTTACCGTTTGATACATTTACATTCGCGTTCACCTTGTATTGTTTTTCCACATTAGCTTCATTGCTGAATGTTACGCTGGCTGAATTTACGCCAACGAGTGTTACTTTGTTTTCTTCTACAGCCATAGTTAAAAAATTATTTTATTGCAAAGATAACATAATCGTTTTTATCCACAATTTTTAATATGTTAAAAAATATTAATGGATTTTTGTTTGTTGTAAATCATGCTCTTGTGCTTATTTTTGCTATTTTTGCAATAATTAAAAAACAATAACTATGGCTGATGTTGATTTAGGAGCATTAAAGTTTAAGATTGGGCTAGATGATTCCGGTCTTGACAAACAGATAAAGGATATACAGAAGAAGTTGCAGGACACCTTTAACCAGGAGATGTCCTTCAAGCCTATGTTGACCGATATAGGCAAAATGAATGACGAACTTAGCGAGGTTGTAGATAAGATAAACAAAGCGAATGAAAACGCGTCCAAGGTAGGGAAAGGTAAGTCAAACAAGAAAATGGATATACTTGTTCAGATGGAAGAGTTGTCAAACAAGATTGTCGAAGCGACAAGGGAGTATGACAAGCTGGAAAAGACTTACCGTAACCTAGGCAATGCAGGCGGAGATAAGGGGATGGCTACAAGAAAAGCCAATCTTGAAAGTCAGAAGAAAGCGATAGATGATCTTGTGGCTGAATTGAACAGATTGAAAACGGCATATTCCCTTACTGCTAACAGTGCGCCCAAATTGTCCATTTCCGATGAGAGAGAACTTAATCTTCTACGCCAGCAATACGAGATGGAGATTGCACGGACAAAGGAGATGGATAGACAAGCATCAAAGCAGGAACAGGCGAATAAGAAGATGCAGCAGACCAATCAGAAGTATCTACAATACCTTTCTGGTCAGTCTGGACTTGCCCTTGGTATGCCAGAGGGAAGTGCTGAGGACTTGAACAGGAAGATTGCCGCTATACAGAAACGCCTTGAACTATTGAATAAATTTAAGGTTGAAGTTCCTTTAAACAGCAATCAGATAACAAAGGCTGACGCTCTTATTCAGAAATTGCAAGGCAGATTGGAGAAGTTGCAATCATCTTTAAGAAAAACATCAACGAATGAATTGTTGAGCATCAATCCTACGTCTATCAATCAGGCTAACAATCTTATTTCTGAATTAACGAACAGGCGTAATGCGCTTAATACGACTGACGCAAACTATAACCGTACCCTTACTCTTCTCAACAGGAAGATACAGGAACACAACAAGTTTGTAAACGAAGCTACATCCTATGGAACAAAGATGCAGCAGACCAATCAGAAAAATGCCGCAAGTTCAAAGGAATTTACCGAGGAACTGACAAAGCAGAGCAGAATGATGCGTGAGTTTGTCAATACGATAAAGACTTATGCCGGATTCTACTTTTTCAGAGATATGTTTCAGGAACTTGTTTCCATTCGTGGGGAGTTCGAGCTGCAACAGGTATCTTTACGTGCCATTATACAGGATGCAAGACGGGCTGACCAGATATTCAGTCAGATTAAGGGGCTTGCTGTAATATCTCCTTTCCAGTTCAGTGATTTGGTTGGATATACCAAACAGCTTGCAGCATTCCAGATACCTGTCAATGAATTGTACGGTACAATGAAAAGCCTTGCGGACGTTTCCGCAGGTCTTGGTGTTGATATGGGGCGTATTATTCTAGCTTATGGACAGATAAGAAGCGCAGGTGTGTTAAGGGGACAGGAATTACGTCAGTTGACAGAAGCTGGTATTCCTGCATTGGACGCATTAAGAAAAAAACTGGAAGAAGTAAGAGGCGTGGCTCAAACTACTGATGATGTGTTCAACGCCATATCAACACGTCAGATTCCTTTCGAGTATATTCGGGAGATGTTTACCACAATGACGGAAGATGGTGGTATGTTCTACAAGATGCAGGAAATACAAGCTGCATCTTTGAAAGGTATGGTAAGTAACCTTGCCGATTCATACAAGATTATGATGAATGACATAGGCGAGGCGAATGATTCCGTTCTGAAAGGAATTGTTGGAAGCATAACCGATGCGATGAACAACTGGAGATATTTCTCCAAAGCAATAGAGGGTGTTGCTGTAGGATATGCCGCATTGAAAGGATTGCAGTTGGCTAGAACAGCCATGCTAGGAAAAGAAGTTGTCGCAACAACTAATGCTATTAAGGCTGAGAAATTACGGGAAGCCCAGTTGCTTAAACAGGCTGCAATGTACAGAACGCTCACTACTGCCGAGAGGTGGAAGATAGCGACAGCGTCAAAACTGTCTGCCGTAGAGATAGTTGCTGCCGTTAATTCGGGAAAGATGTCAGCAGAGATGGCAAAACGTATTCTTGCCACGAATATGCTGACACAGGCTGAACGGCATCTTCTTGTCACCGAACTTAAACTGACGGGTGCGGAAGCTGCAAGAATGTTGTCTATGACAAAAACGACAATGTTGATGAACAGATTCAAACTGGCAACATTCGGTTTGACAAATTCATTGAAAACATTGTGGCTTACGATAAAGGCTAATCCTCTTATGACAATACTTACCGTTGCAGGGCTTGTAGCGGAAGCGTTTCATATTATGTCTGCACGTTCGGAAGAGTTTAATCAGAAGATAAAGGACAGTGCAAAGTCTTTCCGTGAATCATACAGTGATTTGCAAAAAGACCTTGACAAGATAAACTTCGACAAACTCACCCCGGAAAACCTTGAACAGCTTGACACGAAACAGTTGCAGTCGTATGAGGAAACGCTTACTGGAGTATTGTCTAAATATGGCAATATGGGGCAGTATATAGTACAAAATAGCAAGAAAATAGATGATCAGAGATCTCGTGTGGAATATCTGCAAAAGTCAGCATCGGAACTAGAGCAGGTTTATAAACGTGCTGCTGAAAATGCGGATATAATGTTCAAGGCGGATAAGGCAACATCTACGGGCGTATTTGGCGATTCATTCTCTGATATGCTTAAAGATTACGAGAAATCGTCTGTAAAACTCACTTCGGCAAGTAAGGATATAGAAGAGTTTCGTGGGCAGATAGTACAGGCATCCAAGGAGATTATAAATATGGGTAAGGGTACTAAGGAATGGAGAAACGAACTTACCGAACTGATAAACAAAGGGGCTTCGGCAGCTACTATTGTAGAGAAGATACGTTCTTTGGCTGAAACGTCAGGAGATGCACGGACATTTGAAATATTCAAGAACAAAGCCCATTTTGACAGTGAGGAATTGTTGAAGGAGTATGAGAAATTGAGGATGGGCATAATGGGCGAAACTGAAGAACTTGAAAAATCATTTAATGTTTTTGCAAACAGTCTTGAGAAAGAACTGAAAAAAGTATTTGTAGGTATTGATGTAAATAAATTAAATGATGCTCAAAAGGACTTTATAAGGATTCAATCTGAAAATTTTGCCACAACTAGCGAACTTGGGGAGAATGCTAAAAAATTGTTTAATGAATTTATTGACAAAAAATATGCTGTTAAAATAGAACTTGACGATAAGGAAGCACAAGAAGGATTGACGGGATGGAAAAAATCTCTTGACGAAATTACAGGGCATAAATGGACTATTGCTATAAAGGCTGCCGATGTGAAATCTATGGAGGATTACTTTAAATCGGTAAAACAGGAATATAAAGACGCCAAAAGTTCAATAGAAAATTTACAGCGCACCATTGATATGTATGTTAGCCAAGGAAAGGTCAAGAAACTTGGAGATGAGTATCAAATTACAGGAATTGTAAGCCCTTATGAAGCCGAGCAAGTACAACAGACGGTATATGAGATTAACGCTGCCAACGAAGCGATGTCAAAGGCTACGGGAACAGCAAAACAATTCAACCTTGAACTGGAAAAGCAGAAGAAGGAAGGAAAAAAAAGAGATCCTCTTGCTGACCTTTGGAAAAACAGGTTGTCATTGCTTGAATCCGCCTATTCCAAGTTCAAGGATTTGAGCATTAACATAGGTAAGGAAGAAGCCAAAAAGCAGATTGAAGCCATATACGGTTCACAGGCGTTAAAACTTGGCGTGGATATTGTATATGACAAACAGGCTATTGTTGACAATTACAACAAGGCTGCAAAGGAATTGGAAACACGTGTTCCACAGGATGCGGTCAAGAACGCAAGGAAAGCTGCCGAATTGTCCTCTGAAATTTATGTTGAAGCAGCCAAGAAGGTGATGAAAAGAATTACGGATGAGTTTGACAGATACAGGAACAAGTATGACTTTTACAGTGACATACTTGGAATAACGGGTGATTCCGAACTTGCCTTAGACCTTGCCGTTCAGTTCAGTGGTGATACATCTACTATGGCTGAAAGTTTTGCGGCAGTGATATACAACAATCTGCAATCCGCATTGGCAGGAATGAATCTTGACCTTGGTGTTTCTGTCGTACCCGACACATCTTCATTCACCTCAATGAACCAGTATATCAATCAGATACAGGAAGCCATTAAGGGGAATAAGAATATCGGAGAAGATCAGAAAGAGGTTATACAAAGAATGATTGACGCATGGAAAGGCTACTTTGGTGAGATGGCAAAGCAATATGCTAATGACCTTAAAAAATATGGTGACCACTATACACAGGTTGATATTATCAGGGAGAATTACCGAAAAAGAATTGAAACGGCAAAGGGTATGGGCAACACTTCATTAACTTCCGCATTGCAGAAAAGCGAAGAGATGGACTTGTTCAAGCTGACCACAGACTATCAGAACTTCTTCGGTGCTGTTGAATCGATGTCTATGGAGGCTGCAAATACCGTAGCTGACAAGGTAAGGGAAATGCTCAACAGTGCGTTCAGGTCTGGTGCTATTAGCGCAAAGGAATACATGAAGGAACTTGAACGTGTGGACAAGCAGATAGAGAAGATGATGAAGAATAACCAGTCTGACTTTCAGACGTACATGAAAGATGGGATTGAAGGTCTGTATAATAAGCGTTATGATGCAGAAAAGTCAAAGATGATGGCAGGCATGAATGATATGCAACAGGCTATGGCTGACATAGAAAATGCTTCCAAGGCATACGAGGACGCAATGAAGAACGGTGATGAAGAAGCCGCCAATGCCGCTTTGAGTGCCAAGTCGGAAGCCGAATCAAGATATAAGAGCGGACAGGAAGCTGTCAATACTGGTAAAGGAATGATGGCTGCCGCACAGAACGCTTTGCAGACGGTAAATCTTATCGACTTTATCATAACCAACATATACAATGCCATAAAAGCCATGCAGCAGATAATAGCATCCGTGTCCAACCTCATGGATTCTATGGGTAAGGATACCGAGAGCGGATTTATGCGAGAAATGAACCAGTTCTCGGAAGCTATGGGAGTTATGAATGAAGGCGTGAAGAAATCATGGGATTCATTCAAAAGCGGTGATTTTGCAGGTGCGATAGGCTCGGCAATATCCATGCCGCTTGATGTTATCGCTACGTTTAACAGACAGCATGACAAAAGGCTCCAAAAGCATATAGAAGATCTTGAATTTGAATCAAAGAAGTTGACCAATATATATAATATGCTTGAAAAGGAATTTGAGCACATTATAGACCCGGCAAGACTTGATGAGGTGACATCCCAACAGGTTTCCAACTTAAAAGAACAGTTGCAGATTCAAAAGGATATTCTTGCTGCCGAAGAAGATAAGAAAAAGTCCGACAGGGAAAAGGTAGAAGGATACAAACAGACCATAAAAGAATTAGAGTACGAGATAAGATATTATACAGAAACACTTGCCAGTGAGTTGTATAGTATTGACTTGAAAGACTGGGCTAGTCAGATAGGTGATGCTCTTGTTGAAGCATGGCTGAAAGGCGAGGATGCTGCAAAGGCTTATAAGGACACTGTGGCAGACGTTATGAGAGATGTTGTTAAGAGTTGGGTACAGCAACAATACATAGAAAAGGCAATGCAACAGGTACAGACCACATTGTTCGGAGCAGACGGCAAAGGTGGTATGTTTGCGGATAACAAGATAGATAAGGATGAACTTATAATACTAGGAAATGTAATGGGTTCATTGGAATCAGCCTTTGCGGAAGCCGGAGGTGTAGTCAATGAGATAAACAACGCCCTTGGTGGTATGCTTACTGAAACGGAGGAAAATGCGGAAGGTCTGTCCAATGCCATTGCAGGAGTTGACGAGAATGCATTTAATCAGGCGTTGGGGTATCTTAACGGGATGAGATACGAAATGGTTGTACAAAGCGATCTTCTCCGTCAGTTGGTATCGTTAAATGGTGGTTCGGCAGGAACGGGAGGAACGAACATGACAGCCATACAGCAGTCACAGTTGGAGGTTCTCACCCAGCAGCTTGCCGCAACTATGGCGATAAAGACAGCACTTCTGAGTGTCGTTTCCATTGCCCCAAGGTCAGGCGGAAATGCGATAAAAGTTATAATTGACTAAAACAAACGCCCTGCTAGCTTCACAGTTGGCAGGGCGTTCCAGTTTGATTATGAACAAAAAAAATCCAATCACTTGAGGTGCTTAGCGGAATCGAACCGCTGTTGTCGGTTTTGCAGACCGTTGACTAAACCACTCATCCAAAGCACCGATTGTGATGCAAATATAGAAAATTATTTTTTAAAACTAGATGGTTTCTAAGACTATTTTTGTTATTTTTGCACTAATAAACAATGTACACGAATGGCTATATCTAAATATTTTATAAAGAAAGGAAGCGATACGGCAAAGGATTTGTATGCCACATACAGGCTGTATATACTTGAAAGCAAGGGATTATGGGATTTGCCGACAAGAAAGGAAGCCTATGCCGAAAAATGGTATGACAAGAACGGTCAGAAGGTGTACGAACCTGTCACGCCTGTTTACCAGCCAACGGAAGGAAGCATAACATTTGCCGCTTTGGGAGATGTGGAAACGGTAAAGACGAATATCCGTTCGTTCTATTCATATATAACCAATGTGATACCTGCCACTCCTGGTACGCCATACGGTTCATCCTCTTTCTCTATATGGAATGATGTATGGGGAGAATCGGCAAAGCAGGTGATAAGATGCACGGGTTTTGAAACAGGCGCAAAGATGAGTTATCAGGACGTTCAGGACTTGCAGAACCCGGACCGACTTGTGTCCGCCTATACATTTTCGTTAAATTTCAGTATTGACCAACCAACGCTTTAAAGACCAATGATTTTACAGATTAAAAGAGGAAATAGGGTTATTGCGGAGAGTGCTGATTTTTCATACAGCCCGTCTTTGCAGGAAGTGAGAAAATTGACTTGTGAAGTCGTTTCCGTTGTTCCGATAGAGTTCAAGGCATACAACTCAAAGAGTGAATCGGAATACGATACAGTCGTATATAACGGTAATACATTCATCCTGTACCAAGCCCCATCGGGAGATAATCTTAACGAAGCAGGAAAATACAAATACTCCCTTCTGTTTTACGGTAAGGAGGTGCTTTTGCAGAATGTGGCATTTCTTGACATAGTAAGCGGAACAGGTGGGGAAATAAATAAGATAAGATACACTCATGGCGGTCTGTTCCAGTTCTGGGGTGATGCAAAACAGCTTGCCGCACGTATAGAAGCAAATATAGAATCTTACAATGCGTCATTGGGTGCAGGATATACAGGCATTGGCACATGGACGCTCAACGTGGATGCGGAAGGCGAACTGACGGAGGATATGATTGATATAACCGATGGGACCAACCTGTTTGAAGCATTGAAGAACTTCTATGACAAGTTTTATCTCAATTATTACTTCTCAACGACAGCGAACGGTGGGATAATAACCATTACGGACAAGACAAGACCGTCCGTAAACTGGACATTCAAGCAGGGTGACGGTGGGGGTGCTGTAAAAGTTTCCTCTTCCGTAGATACAAGCACACCTGTCATAACCCGAATCATACCACAAGGTGGAAGCAGGAACGTTCCTCCCGAATACAAGAAAGACGCTAAGCCTGCCGATGAATCACGCTATTGCCCGTACATCCTTCTTCCGAATGATTCTGACGGGAATATAAGATATTATATTGACAGCGAATACGGATTGAAGAACTATGGTGTGAGAGGAAAAACCATATCAAACACGTTCAGTGGGATATACCCTTCCATCAGAGGGAAAAAACTTGGCGATCTGTACCCGTCAGGACTTCCAGAATGGGATACATACAAGGCGGATGGAGAACCAGACCCTCAATCGGGAAAGGTGGCAGGTGAGGGTGCTAGCGCATCTACACGAATAGATAAGATTATCGGTTCTACTCCTATAAAGAGTGATGATAGTGACAGTTTCTTCATTTATATGACCTCTCCCGGATTCAACCTAGGGTACAAAGTATATGAGGACGGTGATTCATCCGACAAGATAAACGACAATGTGCAGCCCCAGTACAAACCCCATGCTATGTTTGACAAGTACAGGGATTTCGAGAGTTTTGATATATATGGTACAAGGGCATATTATGACCAGCCTGTAAAGGTTACTGCCACATTCTCCGGGAAGATGCTTTTCAGTATATTACCTATAGGAAGTGATGCTGTAGGGAAAAAGGTGAAGATTAACCTACGTATGGTTTTAAACCGTGTATTGGGGCAGGCTTCTCCATTGAAAGAGGTTGTTATCGGAGAGGAAGGTGCTACTGGTATGCTTGAAATACCTTACGACAAGACCGCTCTTGTAGGATATATAGAAAAAGTTCAGAATACGACAGTCACCATACGTGTTGAGTTCACGTTTGATTCCGATGTTCCTGCCGGAAGCTGTAAGATAGGCTTTAGTGAGGAAATGACCTGCAACATACATTTCGGTAATCAGGACGGTTCACAGGACAGGTTCTATTATAAATATGCTTCTGTAACGGACGCGGTGTTCAGTATGCGTACAGGAACTTATACGGGAACGGAATTTAAGATAAACAAAAACGGTATTATTCCTCTTTACGGTGAGGTGAACGGTGATACGGGGGAAACGGAAGAGGATGTTGCCATGTTCAACAAGGGGGCACGATATAAAATATCATGTTACAGAACAGATAGCGACAATGCCAAACTTCCCCTTTATACGGATGGTAAATCTCCTTCAATTGCAGCAGGAACTGAATTTGTCATTCTGAATATTGTCATGCCCGAATCGTATGTGACAATGGCTGAGAATACGCTTGAAAAGGCGGCTATTGACTACCTGTCAAGATATGACCATGAGAACCGAACCGTTTCACTTGACATATCTAGCGGATTTGTCGCAGAGCATCCTAATCTTTTCATTGACTTCATAGAAGGAAATATGCTAAAGGTAAGGGATGATGGAATAGGCGTATTCGATTTCTCTGATAACGGTCAGATAGTGGATATGCAGTTACAGATACAGTCTTTGGAGATTAAATACTCCAAGGAGAATATGTTCCCGTCATATTCATGCACCATTGCAAGAAGAAAGATACTGTCTTTCTATGAACGGCTGGCACAGGAGAATCAGGCCGCTTCAACACAGAATACGACAAATGTAACATTAGGTGGAAGTGGTACGGGAAGCGGAACAAATATTTTCTCTGAACAGCTACTTAATGACCTTATTGCATCGTTTCAGAAGTTCAACGGATGGTTTGAATGGGATGAAGTAAACCAAGCGTTACGATGCAAGTCAGCGTTCTATACAAACCAATGGATATCAGCGTTGGGCGCACAGAGTGGTAGCGGAGAACCGGGAGGTGGAGAAGGCGGACTGATTAAGGCCGTGTACGGATTTGCCGATTTAGGTAAGACGTTTGACGATTCCAACCTTAGCAATACATTCAACGCATATACCATCAACGAGATATGGAAGCTAGCCAAGGAAGGCGGAATGAATACGGACAAATTGTGGCAGGAGTTGGGAAAGGATGATCCGACAAAGAAAATTCACATATCCCATCTTCCTGACAATAAATTTGTAACGATTGATACGGAACAGACAGTAACTGCAAGCAAGATATTCACTGGTCAGTTGTCTACGGCAAATGTAGTTCCTAGCGTCAACAACGCATCCACACTTGGTCTTGAATCGAAGAGATGGGAGAATATTTATGCTGTAGATGCCAACATAAGCGGCACGGTAAAAACACAGGCGTTGCAGGTTGGCGATATAAAGATTATATATGATTCCGTAAACAAGGCAGTAACATTTGAGCATATAGACGGAAGTACGGAAATAGGCTTCTATACCAGAGGATGGATTTCCGCTTTGGGCGTATCTCCCGGAGGAAGCGGAGGAAGCGGTGGTGACGGGCTTGTGAAAAACGTATATGGTTTTTCCAATCTCGGCACAACCTTCTCCGATTCAGACCTTGACAATACGTTTAATGCGTACACGATAAACGAGATTTGGAAAATGGCGAAGGAAGGTGGTGGTATAAAGAACATCACCCAGTCGGGGAGTGGAAATGCCGTAACAGACATGGCACTTAGTTCTGACGGAAAAACCATTACTGCCGTATTCGGGGAAACATTCGCTAGACAACAGGACTTAGGCACGCTTAACAATACCGTAACACAGTTAAGCAATAAGCTGAACAACTTCCTAGAAGGAAGCGATGCCGATAACATCATCAACAAATGGAAAGAGCTTGAAGCGTTTCTTGACGGTCTTACGGAAAGCGACAACCTAGCCGAACTTCTTGCACTGAAAGCGGACAAGACCATAACGATAAGTGCAGGAACTGGTCTTACGGGAGGTGGAAACCTGTCCGCAAACCGCACATTGTCACTGGCTACCACGGGGGTGAATGCTGGTACATATACGAAAGTTACAGTAGACACCTACGGGCGTGTTACAGTTGGTGATAATCCTACCACTTTGGCAGGGTACGGGATTACTGATGCCGTTACCTTGACTACTGCTCAGACTATTTCGGGACAAAAGACATTTACCAAGAATATTCTGATGAATAGTGGTATCGGTCTGTCTTATGGCGGAAATACTGTTTTCCGTAACACGACAGGCAATACCGTCATATCAAGCTATGGAAGCGAGGGAATGATTTATTTCCGTCCTAATGGAGATACGTCAGATGATGGAGTGATACAGATAAACAAACAAGGACACCTCAATGGTGTTTCCGCAGGATTCACAGGTGGCGTTTCCGCAGCACGACTTACAGCAAACGAATATATACAGATAGGAGATGCCCAACTTGTTTACGATTCGGCAAACAAAGCTCTGAGAGTGAAGCATAGAACAGACGGAAACACGGTAGGATTCTACTCGGACGGTTGGGTATCTGCTCTTGGTGTGAAAACAGGTGGTAGCGGTGGTGGTAGCGGTGTTGTAAATACCGTTTACAGCTTCGCAAACCTTACTGACGGCACAACCTTCTCCGATTCAGACCTTGACAATACGTTTAATGCGTACACGATAAAGAAACTGTATGACATGGCTGGGCAGGGAGGACTTGACGCTGATGCTATGTGGGCTGAACTGAAAAAGGCTGATTCAAGTAAGATTATAGATGCAAGTCATATCCCTACTTCCGTATTGGACGGTAGATGGGTGAAAAAGACTGGCGATACTATGACTGGAACACTTACATCCGCATCTACCAATAACGCCATTATATTCAAGGGGTTGGAAAACTGTGATATCACCAATTTCTATACAATTAATGGTACTCTAGATAGCAATTCTAGACTTGCAATAAGAAACGGATTAAGGTTCAACTGGTATGATACATATTGGTATATAGGTAATCTTAGAGGAGAATCAACAGATTCAAATGGCTTTGGTATTGCAAATGAATCTCATAAGTTATGCTTGCAGGTTACTCCGAATAACACCATAGCCCCTGTATTTAGGTCAACTGTCGCCACAGGGGTATCACCTTTGATAGTTTCAAGCAATACGCTTGTTAATAATTTAAATGCAGATTTACTAGACGGTTATCATCAATCTAAATTTTTGCGGACAGATGGAGTTAACCTACATATAACACTTAGAGGAGGGAATGGAAATACCGAAGGTTATAGGTTGGTTCTTGAGGCTACCGTATCTGGTGGTTGGTCTGTTAACAGCATGACACTTCTAGTAAATAGTAGACATGCAGGTACAGGTATTATAAGTATGGTATTTCATACAAGAAATAAAGAGAGTACAAGTTATGAGGGGTCTTTGAATTATTACGGAAGCACTGCTCAATATGGTGGTATCACAATGTGGCGATTATTCTATAATACTACAACCAAGAAGATAAGATTATTCTGGCATTATTATGATTATGATGATTGTCAGGTATCAATCTTAAATAGGAGGGGAGTTACCACAAATATATCCAATGGAACTTGGTACACTACATTACCATCAGACAATGGGAACGAACTTCCATCATATTATAATAGGTCTGATTCTGCTAGTTCACTTGCCACTTCCCGTACCCTTTGGGGTCAACCTTTCAACGGTACGGCTAACGTAAGCGGAGATATGACGGGCGTAGGTAACATAATAATGAGCGGTGACTTGAAGATAGGAAACGGTACTTCACCGAACACCATATATTTCTATGGAACGACAGAAGATTCACCAGGTGGCTATAACCATACGTTCATTGCCGAAAGATTTTGGGGTGGTACAGAACGTAGTGAACTGGTATTATTTAAAGGGAATGACATAGGTAACGGTAATGATGCTGTAAATGTAAGTAATCCGGGTCCGGATAGAATACGCCATATAGCCGCTGCCCACCTGTTCCAAACATACACATCATCTTTAGCGGGTTCAGTGGAGTACGTATGTACAAGTTCTGCCTTGAAAAGTTTATTTGGTATAGCAGCGAACAGGGTTACAAGTTATGTTCCGTTTATGTCTACCGTAGCAAGCGGTACGGCTCCATTTATTGTGGTAAGTAACACTGTTGTGGGTAATCTTAATGCAGACATGGTTGACGGATTGCACCTGTCTGATTTTGACGGACGTTATGTCAATGTAACCGGAGATATCATGACGGGAAATTTAACGATGAACAATACTAAAGGATTCAATATCGGATGGTCAACTAGAGTGGTTAGGGATTCGGGTGTTTGGATTCACGGTGGTAGTGATTCAGCTTCTTCAATCGATGCAAATTTGCGTTTCGGTTCTTGGTATGGTATAGGTTGGTATCCCACATACAGTGGAGGAAGTGTAGCGCAAGGAAACAATGCCATGTGGTTGAATGTTAGAAATGGAAATTTGGATACTCATGGTGCTATTACTGCCCATACTAATTATCTAGCTGCAAACTGGGATTCGGCTAGACGGTTGGTATTGGGCGGTGGAAGTTCCTATGCTTATATTGATTCAAGAAATTCAAGCAATAATGTATTATGCAATATCGTACTGGAAGATAACAAGGTTTTTATAGGTAATTATGCTGAGTCAAGTAGATTTGTATCCACTGTAGGTACAGGAACCGCACCTTACCAATGTTCTTCTACTACATTGAATACCAATTTAAATGCGGATATGCTAGACAATTGGCATCTTAATTTCTTACCTAGAAATTACAATATAGGTAGATGTTATGCAGTAAGATTTGCTCTAGGTGGTGAAGATAATGGTTGGAAAAAGATATTCGCTTGTTCTGAATCGGGAGCCACACCATATAGGTCAGTAACGGTTTGGGGTCAGATATGGTATGCCCATGGAAATCATGCACAGTCAGAAGTATTGAATTATCACTTCTGTGCCATATTTTATATGAGAATTGGCCCTAGTTCTTCTGATAGCAGTGTGGGAAATGTTGCAAATTCAGCACGCCTTTATCTCCCCACATTTGCAAAAGGAATGGATAATATCCGTCTTGTACGTGTAGGAACAAACAATTTTGAATTGCAAGTGCGCCAGATTGGTTCATACCACAATGCAAACATTGAATACCAATATTGGTCTTATGGGTGTAACGTTTCCGCATGGGAAAGTCTGCAACCAACGTCAAATACTTCCGTAGCTGTATCGGCAGGAGGTGCTTCTACATTGGCTGACAGTAGGGCTTCTAGTGCGGATGTATGGACTACTGCTAGAACATTCTATATACAAGACCATAACGCTGCCCATACGGGTACTGGTATTAGTGTGAACGGTTCTGCAAATGTATATTTAAAACTCCCCAATTCCATTCAATGCGGCGACTGGTTTAGAAGTACGGGAAATTCAGGGTGGTATCATCAGGATTATGGTGGCGGTATATATATGGAAGATAGCAATTTCATACGTAATTTCGGTAGTAAAAGATTGCGTATTCAAACAGACACCTATGACACTCTCCAGTTGGTAAGAAGCAGCGGTTCCGGAGGTAGCTCCATAGCTTTCTATAATGGTGGAGGAACTTTTAGGGGCCAATTAGGCGTGAGTGCATCTAGCTGGTTTTCGTTTGATACTGGTACTGCTACGGCTAATCAAAATGTGGTTGAAATATCCCCGGCCGGAGGAATCCATTCAAAGGCTGAGATAACAGCCAAGGCTAGCGGTTCTGATATTAGACTAAAGAAGGATATTCAGAATTACAATGCCATGAGTATCATAAATAAGTTCAGGTCTGTAAAATACCACTGGAATGATATTGCCAAGGCAAACTCCGAGGTGTACAATAATGACTATGACCAGTTTGGTCTGATAGCACAAGACCTTATAGCAGGAGGATTTGAACAATGGGTAAGAGATGTGTTCCATGATTACTATACGGTTACCTATGAAAGACTTATCCCCGTTGTATGGAAAGGTTTGCAGGAAGTTGACGATGAAGTTACAAGATTAAAGAAAAGAGTAAGAGAATTGGAAAATAGATTAGGAATTAACAATTAATAAATAAAAAAATATTATGAGTCATTCTAATGGAAAGATTACAGCCCCGATAAACCTTGCTGGTGACGTTTACGCCACTCTTGGCATAGGCAGTGTGAATGGGGCTTACGATTTAGGATATGCTTGTGCAAACACCCACGGGAAAATAAACCCGTGGGCACGGTACAAACCTGTACGTTACGAAAGCCTTGCACCTGGACCAAATGAAAAATGGTGGCAAGGATGGGATGGGAACTGTGGTGTCAAACCTTTTCAAATGGAAGGATACTGGGATGCGCCAAAACACGCAGATGGAAGCATGAACGGATGGGAATATACAGCACCGACAGGTGGTAGGTTCCCATGTCGTCTTACCGACTTTAACGGATACAACCATCTTGCCAGTCCACCGATAAGTAGATTCTCCTGCCCGGATACTGCTACCAATCAGTTTACAAGTAGTAATTTTGTCTGTTCTGCGGCTATAATGATGCCATCGGAGGGGCATGATACTGATTTTCTTAACATGGGTGACTTTGCCGAGATAGCTGATTGCTATTTCGGTGTCTATGTTAAGCACAAGACCAGTCAGATGTCTAGGCGTGTTACTGCCGACAAGAAGATAGGAACAGGATACGCTACGGTTACTGTAAACTCGTGGGGTATGACTGCTGGTGATTGGGAAGTTTATCCTTTCCTTAGTACAGCTATATTGAAGCAGGATGACTCCGATATTGCTCATATAGCATACACTGTTCCAATGGTAAGTAAAAGAGATATAGAGATAGTTGGTTCTTACGTAAGCATAACAATACTTGGTGAAGTGATGCCATCCGTTATGGGATATATTGAAGTTACCGTAAGAGTAAGAAACGGTTCGAGTAGCCTTATTTCTTTCCGTAATAATAGTTGTATGTCTAGGTTTGCAAGTAAGAAATTTGAAGATCCTATGGTTATAGGTGAATCAAGAGAAACAATAGAAGATTTCCAAGTATCCGCCAATTCCAGCATTGACAAGAAGGTGAGAATATTAATATCATCGGAACTGATTAATGCAGGAACTGCAAGGGTATGGGTAAGCCTTAACAGTGCTGCATATAAGGGAAGTACATTGCTTCTTTCTATGGGTCCTGGGTTATAAGCACAATCATCCCCCTTGCCGTTTACCAGCAAGGGGGAGTGTTTATTTCGTTTTCATTAGTTTTTCCTCAAACTCCGCAAGATACAGTCTGCACCCAATTCTCTAATACGGAAGAGAGGACTTCTGTTGCTTTTTCAACCGAACATTATCCGTTACACGTTCCATCGTTCAATCTCCTTTCGTTCCAATATAAATTGCTCCAAGTATGACAAACGAGCATCCGCACAGAAATGCGAATATATGACTAACTATCGGGTTCATTTTATTCCTTTAAAAACATGACTAATAACATCTATTGTCCATCAGTTTCCTAACAGACCCATGCCTATATGTGGCTGTACCGACTTGGTGTATCCTTCGGGTACGGTCTGTAATCTTTCCGCTTCCGTAATATTTGGCGTTCTGAAACCTTTTTCGGGATTACAGTCGGGTGAGTTGAATATAAGCGGTGTAAGTGATTTTTTATATCTTCTCAACAGTGATTCGGGGTTCTTGGCAAACCTGTTCCATGATTCAAGCATACACCATGATTTGTCTTTCTCCACATACCCGTCCGTAATGATGTCCTTGAACAGTATTCCCTTGTCCTTCCATGCAGGTATTTCCCAGTTGCACCAGTAGTATCTTGCTCTCATTTGCGCGGAGAAATCGGAACTGTTGATATACACATAGTCTACTCCAAGATGTGACGAAATCAAGTCAGCCCAATCGGATTTCATCTTCACATTTTCAAGCAGGAATTTTATGTTAGGATTGAACTGTCTGATATGGTTCAGTATATTGACATATTCAAAGAATAATCCCGAACGCTCTCCATCGAAGTTCAGTTTCTCTTTCCCTAACTGTGAGAAATCCTGACATGGTGTTCCGCCAATCAGCAAATCAATATCTTTCCACTGTATATCCCATTTGTCCCAGTTTCTAATATCCCCTAATTCAATTATATCGGGATAATTATCCAGTGCAACCTTGATAGACGGTTCGTTTATTTCGCTTGCGTAATACTTGTCTACCTTTATGTCTGCTCTCTCTAGTGCAATACGTCCACAAGCTATCCCGTCACATAAACTTAGTACATTCATTGTTTTTTCAAATATTTAAAGATATGTTTGATTGTTTCTATATTCCATCCGTTCCCAAGCATCTTGTAACGCTGTGTGTCGGATATTCCATCCCATATATACCATTCGGGAACGGTTTGAAGTCGTGCACACTCGGTTGGGGTAAGCCTACGAATGCGAAAATTACCGTTATCAACCAATACCAAGTTGTCCTTTTGTACGGTTGTAAGGCAATTGGTTTTTCCATCTTCCCTAGGTTCAAGCTGTTGGATGTTCTTTCTCTGTTCCTTTACAATCCCGGCTTCATATTCCTTTCTTATCTTTTTTCCATATTCGGTTCTTTTTGGAGTAAGGCAGGCTGATTCACGCCCTCGCATCGCAACACATATCGGATCATTATCCACCTGTATGTAATTGTCATTGTCACCCATCTTGAACAATCTTGTATTTATAGTGCGAGCCTTTTGTTCATACGGAAACTTGATAGGGCTAAACTGGACAGGACTGAATTTTTCCGTCTTTACCCTGCCCTTCAAGCATTCAATCATCTTGTCAGACAAGAAATATTTTTCATCAACCTCTTCTTCAAGAATATCCCTTAACAATATACCCCTATCTTCCGGCTGTGGAATATCGTCATAAATATCCGTCCAGTATATGCGCCTTCTGTTTTGTGCTGATACAAGTGCGGAGTTGATATGTATCCCTTTCCTCCCTATTGTTTCATTGAACACAGATTCCCATTTCTTTCCCATTTCCACATTTTCAAGGAAGAACTTGGGATTGTCACCACGCTCAATAAGTTCGTGGTATATACGTATGTATTCCCAAAACAGATAGGATTGCCCTTCAAACTCGAAACCGTTCTCCTTCAATTCAAGATACGTTTTCAAGTCTAAAACCTCCATGCATTCTTTCGTTGAAAGCCCTTTTCTCTTGCCGGACATGGACAGGTTCGTACATGGAGATCCTCCGATTATCAAATCTATCTTATCTAGCAAGCTAACATCCAACTCTCTTACATCACCAAGTTGTATGGTGTCAGGGAAGTTCTGCATAGTTGCCTTTATGGCAAACTTGTCCACTTCGGACGCATAATATTTTTCTACAGGAATGCCAAGTTCGGAAAGTGTTATCCGTCCGCACGACATTCCATCGAAAAGGCTTAATACATTCATCGTTATATTTTTTTTAAATTTTCAGCAAATATACGACATAAAACTGTATGCAACCAATACGTTTAACTTTTTTTTAATTATCTTTGCGATAATAGATAAAATTCATAATATGCAGTTTTCTATAGTACCAAAAATAGATGCCGAGATTATGTTTTCGGAAGATGATCTGTCCGTTTTCAGACGATCGACAGACGGTCTGTATTATATGATCCATACCGAGAAGGTTATGGAAGTGATGCCTATGACGTTACCTGAGGACGGAACGGAACACCCTTTCCCTTACGATACATACGACACAGGCACAAGAGAGTTTGAGAAGCTGCTTTTATCTGATGAGTGGGTTAAAATGGACGAAAAATGAGAAAAATAGGTTTTTTTAACATAGGAAAACTTGGACTTGTAAAATCGGCAGGTACAGGAAAAACCGACATAAGCAAGGTGATAGAAAAATGGGTGAAAGAACACATGGTGTTTTGGTATGATATGTCAAAGCCTGTGGATGTTTATGTTCCCGGCGTTACTTATGCAAATCCTTTTGTTAATGGTGGTGGAAAATTAACTTATGATAATGCTATAAATAAGTGTATAATAACCCATACACCTACAAATAACAATAATATTGCATTTTGGCAAATAATTGTAAAACCGTTACAATATGTAGAATCTTATAAAATACGTGTAACAGGATTGCCCGAGGGATTTACTATGAAAGGACGATTAGGGTATGTTAGTATTCAGATAACTTCTGATGGAGAATATGACATACCTGAATACAAGAATAGTAGTACAACAAACTCATCTTATCCTGGATTTTATTTGGCAGGTGACAATGTAAATGATGTGGATTGTAATATTGTGGTAGAAGAAATACCTACAAAACAATCCGTTCCCACAAACGAGATACTAAAAGCCAATCCATACTTGCAGGATTTCAGTGGAAACAACAGACGATTGAAACTTAACAATTTCCTGTTCGCTGCAATGAGCGGTGTGGGAGGGTATGACATTTCTAGCACCAATATTCTACCCGATAGAGCAAATGTTACTGTTACGGATAACAGGGTTATACATATTACTAAGAAACTATCCACCACAGATAACATGGTAAACATAGTTCCGGCAAACTCTAACCCAACGCATAAGTTTAAGGTTACAGGTCTTTCTGATGGCAGACAAGTTAGTTTGGTAAACAGAAATGGCGGATTTTATACTTTTGACAACGGGGAGCATGAGGTGACATTAACCTATCCCGAAGGAACCACTTTATTGTATAACACCATAGGAGTTACAGGAAGTACAGGAGATATGGATGTAACAATAGAGTTTATACCTAGATATCCCAACGCCCTAGTAACTGATGGGGTAGATGATTATGGGCAAATACAGAACTTACAGCATGGCGTTAAGGTGTTGTTTACTACTATTAATCCGTTTGTTGATGGAAAGTTTATCTATGACCAAAGACTGAATACTACTGAACCTTGGCTGTTTGCCGTATTCAATGACAAAGGTAGTATTGCTTATAATAGTAGGAACTCAAACGGCAAGACCTATATTGATGGAACACTGAATGAATCTACAATAGTTTCCGCTTTGTTAAACAAAAAGCAAATAATCACCATAGTAAACAATGATGTGACAGGTGATAAAACTAAAACTCCTGTATTCTTTAGCAATACTGACCATGATAGCGGATGGATTAGTTCAGCTTTCTACAACTCCATCGGTTTCGATTCCGTTCCTACGAAAGAAAATGACGGATTTACCGAACAGGATTTGATTGATTACTATATACCAAAGGCTATCGTAACAATAACGGTCGTAGATGTATCGGGTTCTCCTATACAGGATGCTGTAGTCACTGTTGGTGGAATACAATACAAAACGTTGTCTGACGGTACAGTAAAAGTACGGGGTATGGCAAATGGCACGATGTCGCTGTCTGTAAAGAAAGACGGGTATATGCCGTTTTCTGACAATTCATGGAAGCTTGCTGATTCAAGGATAACGCTAGAGGTTCTTCGGAATACCGTAATCACTGAAAATGGATACAGCATATTGCTTGAAAACGATGGTTTAATATTAACGGAATAATATAATGGAAGATAATCTTAAAATTTCACAGATGCCTCCCGTTGAGACCGCTACGGGAGAAGAGATGATACCATGTGTGACGGGAAGCCCTAAAGAGAACAAATCCGTCACGGTGTCCAAGATAAGACAAGGCATGGTAATGGACGAAAACTATGTTCATACCGACAACAACTTTACTACCCAGTTAAAAACCAAACTTGACGGGATAGAGAAAGGCGCACAGAAGAATACCGTCATAGGTGTGAAAGGTAATGCCGAACAGTCTTACAGGACGGGCAATGTCAATATAACGAAAGACAATATAGGTCTGTCAAATGTGGACAATACGTCCGATGCCGAAAAGCCCGTATCCACCGCACAGAGATCAGCCCTTGACAAGAAAGTGGACAAGGTGGACGGTAAGGCGTTATCCACAAACGACTTTACCAATGACTACAAAACGCTTCTCGAACAGATAAAGATGCAGCAGGGTAATATGTATGGAGTGGAGATGAGAAGAGGACAGATAGACCCTGTATTTCAGACATGGATAGGAAAGGAAGAGTTCAAGTCATCACATCCTATCCTCAACTCTTTCCGTGTGGCAAAGGTAAAGGACGGTAAGGTGGTCGGATTTCTTGACCAGACCAATTTCTTCAAAATGGCTGATGGTAGCCCGTCAAATATTGTAATAACTAGTTCTTCAACTTATGCGCCCGAAATAGAAGGACAAGTAGAAGATGATGGAAGCGATATTATGCTTGTAAATACCAAATCTTTCTGGGTAATTAACGGAGGAACGGATGATACATACGAAAGAAGGCTAGTCAGTGACGCTCCGTTTACATACGGTGGCGATACGGCCATAGAGATAAAACCGTTCGGAATGAGTATCGGTTACTCCACGATAAAGGATGGGAAGCAGAGATCTATTTTTGACAACACGGTAAAAGGAACAACATCAGTAGGAAATCTAGGCGTAAACATAATGGAAGGAAATGGATGGCCTACGACAAATGTATCACGTTTTGATTTTGAGAAATACGCCAGGGCAAAGAACCCGGACATTACGAAGAACTATCCTTATGCCAATGCCTTCGCCCTTGACCTTGAAGTGTGGTGTACGCTTCTCTTTATTAAGTTTAGAACAAAAGACCTACACGCACAGTCTGTTTGCGGAAAAGGAATATCATCCAACGATTCAGCCCCCGATGCGTCAAGCTGGGGGAAAATGACAGGCGTCAGATTCAAGAAGGCGGACGGTCAGACTTATGTGTATTACAAGATGAACGGGCAAGGATTTAAAGCATCAGAAACAGGAACTGCTTACAATTTTTCACAGCTTATAAACAACTACCGTCCTTGCATGAAGATGTTTGAAGCGCAGCTTGCCATGTCATACGCAAAGGAACACAATGTCGCTCCCGACACCGAGTTTGAATATGAAAGCACAAAATACAAATACTACAACTTCCAAGGTCATAACGGATTGGCTGACGGGGAGATGTCGGGTATCGTAGCCAAGTTTGTCAATGCAACTGTAACTAGCGGATGGAGTATTCCTGACAATGCGGCAGTTACAAACCGTGAAATAGAGATATGCTTCACACAGCCTATCATTCGCGGACGTATTGCCGGGTGGGGAGATATATGGATGTGGTACAGTGGGATAGATTGTGTCATGCACGATTCTACATCCATAGACATCTATCAGACCTATGACGTGAACAATCTGACTACGGACAATGTAGTCACAGAAAAGAATCCTGGGGAATCTTACGGTTTTGAGAATACATATGAATTTGTCGGTTCTATGGCTAGAGGTGAAGGATACATAACGAAGAACTTTAAGAACTCTCTTATTGGAGAGGTCAAGGGAAGCAATCTTCACACGGGGGAATGCCATTACAACTGGTTTACGGGAAATGCAGGTTCGGGTAAGATTGGAAGGCGTGGTGTTTGCTTTGGTGGTGAGTCGGACTACGCCTCTTGCTCTCTGCGGTCTGGTCATGCGAACAATGCCCCTTCGGCTGCGAGCCCGCACATGGGTGGCTGCTTTCGTTGTACAATAACCCAACCCTAATTTTTCACGAAGTGAAAAATCCCCCTCCCAAAACTTGCAAAATATATTAATAATGTTTAAGTTTGCATAATTAAAAATCTAACCAAATGCGGATAGTTTATTAGGGTAATACGAATAATTTTGCTATATTTGCATTAAAAATAATAACAATATGAATATAGTAAATGTAGTAAATTATGAAGGTCTTTACTGTGTTACAGACGAAGGCTATATTTTTTCTTTAAAAACAGGTGTCAAGTTAAAAACACATCTTGAAAAAAGTGGATATATGAGTGTAGTATTGAGTAAAAACGGAAAGAAACATACATATAAAGTGCATACCATTGTATTTAATTCCTTTAATAAAAGGAATAATGAATTGGTTATAGACCACATAGATGGAAATAAGACGAATAATAAATTGTCTAATTTAAGACAAATACACACAAGAGAAAATACAGCAAGAAGCAAGACTAACAAATACGGAAGAGGCGTTAAGTATTACAAAAACATAAATAAGTACGGTTCGTGTATTTCTATCAACCGTACAAGATATTATTTAGGAGTTTTCCCGACAGCAGAACAAGCTAGCAATGTTTACATAGAAGCACTAAATAACTGGGAATTACACGGAATATTGCCAACTGTAAAAGATAGGAATATAAAATATTGTAAAGTTTGTGGTAGGGAACTTCCTATTGATGATTTTTATTTAATAAAAGGACATGGCAGGTCATGGATGTGTAAGTCATGCTCTAGGGAATATTCAAAAAATAAACGAAATACAACAATATGGAAAGAGGTTTGATTTTTGACGAGAAGCCTGCCTTTATCTTTGATTTAGGCACTGGATATAGCAATGTTCATTTAAACATTGAACAAGTTGACGAACCCGAAACGGACGATATGGGAAATATTGTACAGGAAAAGTTCGTCAAAAAGTGGAAAGCCGATGTACAGCGTGTAAAGAACCCTGTATCATACGACAAAACGGTAGATGCCGCCATAAAGGATGAATTTCCCAACGGTGAGGAAGAAGCGGCTCTCAGAAAAGGTATTTTAAACAAACTTGACCCGGATTATGTAAAGCTGAACGAGTTTGCCGAAAGTGTGAAACAATCTTACTTGAAAGGATATGGAAAACAATGATAAACAACAGATAGGTGGGTATTTCTCCACCAAAAACGCTTCAAAGGATGAAGCGTTAAAAGGTATCGTAGCTGCAAGAATATCAGCATCGGAAGATGTAACCGACAAGGAATACACAGCATTGTCAAACCTTATAAGAGTAGCGACATCGGATGGATGCCGTATCTCATTGGTACAGGAAACGAAAAGCAGATCAAGCAGAATATCACCAACAGGAATGCTTCTCCCGGCAGGAACGGTGGAATATTTTTCAGTCACACCAGGAAGCAAGGTGAGTGTTACGGGAACAGCAAACATATCATCTATCGAGTAAGTCATGGGCATGAATTATAACACTATATTAGCTTCCTTACTTGACGGAATATCTCTAGCATTGAAAAGCGGAAACTCGAATGTTGATGCGAAACAGTTCAACTTCCTTACTGACGCAATAAACAAATCAACTATCATACCGTCTTATTTTGATAGAGAAAATGCCATAAAGTATCTTGATGTGAGTGACACCGAGTTTGCAAGGCTTACATACAAAGGCACTAAGTTTCATCCCGTACAACCGTTATTATCTCCCGTGAGAGTACAAGGAATGACAAAATCCGTTTATTTGAAAGAAACATTGGATGCTCTTAAAAACAACGGGCTTATACGTCCAAAGAAGTCAAGGGGCAAATACAAGACTAAAAGCTAGACAACCTCATACGCATACATTGTAACACAATCATCTTTATTCTCCATATTAACCGCTTGGAAAATGTTTTCTTCATTATCCAAAGCGGTTATTTTATATGTTCCGTTCGTCAGATCAACAGTGTCACCTAATTTTATATAAGCATACTTGTTTCCACTAGGTATTAAATACGTAATCTTTATTGGATTATTATTCCATTTTTTTAATTCTTTCATCTTCAATTCCTCTATTTTAAAATTATTGCGCTAATATACGAATAGGAAAAACAACACACAAGTAAATAACTTATTTTAACAAGTTTAAACTATCTGAAACACAATAGGTTATACTGCGAAATTTTTATTTTTGTTTAGGCAATCCATGTTGTAAATTTACACTCGTAAAGATGAGTGCACAGTCTTTACGGGAGTTATAATACACACACATTAAATTACAATATTATGGGTTCAGACAAAATTTTTATGTTCGACAATCCTGCCGCTGGAGAAAGCGCAGGTATTATGTCAATGATTCCTGCACTGTTGCAGAATAAAGGATTAGACCCCAATCTTGTAGCTGCCTTGATGAATGGAAACAAAAATCAAGACGCTTGGGGTGGTGCTGGTTGTTATTGGATCTGGATTATCCTGCTCTTCTTCCTGTGGGGTGGTAACGGATTCGGTAACGGGTTTGGCAATGGAGCAAACGGAATCCCTGCTCAATTGAACAATGAAGCAGGACGTGAATTGTTGATGAACGCTATTCAAGGAAACGGAACAGCTATCAATCAGTTGGCTAGTTCTTTGAACTGCTCTACTCAACAGTTGCAGAATGCTATCTGCCAAATTCAAGGACAGATTCAGCAAGTTGGTAACCAGGTAGGTCTTTCCTCTCAACAGATCATCAACTCAATTCAGTCCAATAGTGCAGCTATCGGTTCTCAGCTTGCTTCTTGCTGCTGCGATATCCGTACAGCTATTGAACGTCAGGGATGTGATAGCCGTTTGGCTACTGTAGAACAGACTAATACTTTGACTAGCAATGCAAACACTCAGTTCAACATTCTTGGCGCAAAGATAGACGCTCAAACAGCTATCATCAATGACAAGTTCTGTCAGCTTGAAATGCGTGAAATGCAAAACAAGATAGATGCACTTAGACAGGAAAACAGCAATTTGGCTCTGGCTGCTTCTCAACAGGCTCAGACTGCAAATATAGTTGGACAACTTAAGGCTCCGTGCCCGGTTCCAGCATATTTTGTGCCTAACCCAAATTGTTGCTATGGAGGTTATCCGTTCATGGCTGGTTTTGGTGCAGGTTACGCTGCTGGTGACAACTGTGGTTGCAATTGCTAAAGTGTAGTTAAGAGTTCTTTGACTTGTATATAAATTACAGGTCAGAAACTCTTATCCCGATGCCAAATAATGAATGGCATTTACAACCAATTAAACACTATTTAACAAAATTAGTATCACCCTTGGTAGAAGGGGTTGGGGGCGTGGAGTGGTCGGCAGTAGTCGGGGCGGTGAAGCGTCAATATGTACGTGTATAATTAATCGTATATAATTACCTAGTAAAATTCTAAAGAAAGGGAAAAGTTATGAGTTATTTTTTTAATCCTTATATGATGGGATATAATGCCAACCGTTTTAGAGGGGTACATAGACTTGACTTTGGAGGGATACCGTTTGTTCGGACATCTTCTGTAACAACAGACACGACAAATTCAGAGGTTATCTATGGTATTAGCCCGTGCCTGTTCAGACGATTGCCAAATCAAGGTATTTTGCTCTTGAGTGTAAATCATGTTCCTGCTGCCGGATCTGACGGGTATCTTGTTTCTGTGGCTACCACACTGACAAATACCACATCAACATCCACAAGCAAGGTTCCTTTGGTAAACGGTTCGGGAGATCAGATTCCGTCTAGTGAAATTTCACAAGGCAATAAATACTTTGTCTATTACGACAAATGTAATGGGATATTTCAAGTAGTTAATCATATCGTTGCACCTGCTACTGCCGCACAGGCTAGAAGCACTGTAAAATGATATTAAAAAGTTAGAATAAGTATGTTTCAATCAATACGACAAGGACAGCAGTTTTTCATATTGCATAAAGGGGAAAACCCAAGATGTGATGTGGGCACTGTGGTAAGTGTTTCAAATCCTGTTCCTAAATATCAGAACGGATATACAGCATATCCTCTTCCGCAAAATGAAATGGTTGTGGATGTGAAAGTTAAGGTTGGAGATGATACTCTTGATTTTCAAAAGTTGCCAGCCAATCTTAGTATAGCAGACTTTTCCCAAGTAGGCGGAAATGTGGTTGTATCGGAAAGCAAGGATGCCATCAATGCAGAGATAGAAGCAATGAAAATAAGTAGTGTAAGGGTTGTGGAATCTGTGGAATACCATCAGAAAGTAATCAAAAGCTGCGATGAGATGCTTACAGCGTTGAATCCTGCATTTGCCGAAAAGGCACAGCAGGACAAGGAGATGAAGGAACTTAAAGGTGAATTGTCACAGATAAAGGATATACTTGCACAACTTGCTGCTTCTGGTATCAAATTGCCTGACGTGCAACATACAAACAATAATAATAACAACAACAATAAAAAATAAATACTATGGGTTGGAAAGTATATGGAATGGGCCGTAGCTTTGAAGGTGAAGATATGGACCGGGAATTAGAAAAAGCGTATAAAGAAGGTTATCGTGACGCTATGGAAGAAATGGAAGATCGCTATGGTGAACGTGGTGAACGTGGCGGACGAAGTGGAGGCGGTTATGGCGAAAGAATGTGGGATGATGATGATGAGTACGGAGAAAGACGCGGAGTCAAAGGTACTGGTCCTTACGCCAGACGTAGACGCTAATTAAATTGGTTTAAGCCCGTAGTGGTTTGCTACGGGCTATCTTTTTAAAAACAAAAGCTATGGAAAGAACGAGATTAGATGTATATGAGAAACTTCCTTCGGGAATGGAAAAATATCTTGCGGAACACGGATGGAACTTCTCTAAGAAATTATGTGAATATGCCGTTTCCAAAATGAAAGACAGGAACGGAAACAAAATACACCCGTATGACAAGGATCAAGTGGAAACATTAATGAAGCAATTCAATGTTGAGTTGAAGAATGATGTGGAATACAACAAGGTTTATGTATTGAATATGGTACGTGCCGACTATATGGGTTCATCCATAGTCAATGAGCAATATGCCTGTATGTTTGTAAAAGACTATCTTGACGATGTTGACGGAAGCCCTACCCGTGCTCTTGACGAGTATTACGCAAAGTGTATAGCCTGTGGAACACCTTTCTCTTGGGAGGATTATATCTGATTGCTATGGTACGCCAAAGACTATACATTGAGGAATATGATTGGACGGTTGATGTATTCTATTCTGTGGATAAATACTCTTATTTAAGAGCGATATACAGACTGGAATATATTGGCTGTCCTTTTCATTTGCTGAACAGGATAACGGATAAGATAAAGACTGAAAAATACAATTATGGTGTCACATATTCAAACGACAAGTGTACTGTAATTATTATCAGTCACAGTACGTCTGATGAAGAATTTATGAATACACTGGAGCATGAAAAACAACACATGATTGGTCATATAATTGACTATTACGGCATAAAGCCTTCATCAGAAGAAGCCGGATATCTTGCAGGATATGTAGGTGCTTTATTTACAAAGCCTATAAAAGACGAAATTTGCGATTGTTGTAAGAAAAAACTAAAATAAATCATTATGAAAAAGATTTTTATGGCTATGATTAGCGGAAAAAGCAAAGAAGAAGTATATGATATGCTTAACGATTCGGAAAAGGAAATCCTGTTCGGTATTGCTCAAAGCATGGGAATGACACGGGTGGAAAGAAGAAAAATGAAAAGAAAATACGAAAAGAGAAGATAGGCTAACTGCCTATCCTCTCTCTTATTAGTTGAAACTTTGGTATAATTCAAGATTGTTGAAAACATAACACTCCTTATCCTTGATTTGAGGATACATGTATGATGGAATATGTGCTATCTTACGGGCATTTCCCCAGTATGATGTCCAGTCTTTTACGTTAAACAGAAGTTGCGGGGTGTCATAGAACAGGTTCAGTTCTCCTGCCTTTTGTACATCTTCATCCCATTTGCCTTCGTCACGGGCAATATATAGTTTTAAATTGTTCATATCTATATCAGTTTTACGCCTATTCATAAGGGTTTGTTTTACAGTAATTTTTATTCTCTGACATATTCAGTAGCTTATTTAAAGACTCATCTGAAAGAAGATGTTTGTTGCTAGAGTTTCCAAGCATTAAACGAGGTTCAATATTTCCATCTCTCATAAATTTCTGTATCTCGTATATATGAAAAAGTAAACCTTCACAATCTACTGCATAGTATTCAATGCCATCGTCATTACTAGCCGATACTTCGTAACCAATCCATCCACCATCTCCAATATAAGTACTTATCTCAATATTACGGCAAAAACCGTAACTGATAAGTAATAGCCTTAATACATCTTTTCCACTCATATTCATTCCTAATCTGATTTACGCTAATTCAATTATAGCCTTCTTTAAATTAACAAATAAAGGTATTGCTGACATGCCCCCATTGCAATCCAACTGTCTTAAAGAGGGTACAACCTCTCCGTTATCATCAATATCATAATCTGCAATATAGGCTAACTTCTTCGCTTCGGGAACTAATATCCTTTCATTGTTCCTTTTATGAGCCATGACCGTTATACAGACTTTGCTTCCAATAGGGAATACTTGGTTGGATTCAATGTATTCCTTTTCCAACTGTTCCTTTTCTCCATTCAATTTTTTTATCTTTAAATCAATGGCGTATCTTTTGCTTAAAAATTCTTCCTTATTCATCTTTTTTGCCATTCTAATTGATCCTAACATACTTACCTGCTATATCACAGTTTCTTAATATTTCCGCGTTGTTTTCACCAAAAGCGATGAGAATACTGCCACAGCCAGGAGAATCCCCACGAGTTCCGTCTGGACGGAAGAATCTGATTCGGTTACGCAAGAACTTCATTGCCGTTGCCTTTTCGAATATCACATCCTGAAACATCTTTGAATCACAGCGATTGAAAAGTAAAGCAATACCGTTTCCATGTTCTGCCATCCGTTTAACGAAGCATTCTATAAGAGGACGGGAATAAGGTGGGTTCAACCAAACACGTCCTTTCCATTCCTGTTTTAACCCATCGTCATTTTTATTGTACATGACATTTGCCGTTTTATAGGGGGGGGGGCTAATGGGGCACATGGGTCTAAATCAAATTCACCTAATGCGTCTATAATTTCTTTCGGTGTGTACCATTCATCGGTACTATTAGACGATCTTTCAAAAGTTGTATTCATTTCTTTTATGTTTTGAGTGTTATTTATTTCTCTTTTAACGAAACATTTCTATTACCACTTTATTTTCCGAGTTTCCATCATCAGGATGTACATCAGTAAAATCAATGACAGAAAAATCATATAGATCAGGAATGTATTCAGTTTGATAATCTCCTGTATTCATTACGATATTTATTTCAGCATCCTTATTGACAACTAACATTAGTTCGTCAATCATGTCTTGGACAGTAATTATTCTTTTCATTTTTATATCAATTTTAATGTTTCCTGTAATCCTGCTTCAAGTGCGTCTTCGTAGACATCCCATTTACCACCATCATTAGGTCCTTCATAAACAGAACTGGCTATATGAGTTCCATTGTCAGCTTTAGATATTTCGTAACCATAACCACAAGCACAGTTATATACACATATATGAATGTTTTTGGTTTCACGAAGCCACTTTTGGGCAACGGATTGAGTAGGGCAAGAATAAAATAATTTAGGTAAATCCTTACTAGTTCTAAATATGGTTTCCATCATTATACCCTTATGATTAATAATATCTTTGCAATACTCATTAAATCCTTTCTCTTTCAGCAGCTTTGCTGTTTCTAATGTTACAAATTCTTCGGTCATAATTTTATTCTCCTTTTAATTTCTTTATTAGCGCATCGGCATAACTAAGGCTCCTTTGGGCTGTCATATATGAACCATTACTCATTCCCTGTTCATGTGAATTGCTGCAAAATCCTTGCATGGCAGCTTTCGCCAATTCGTACCTACGTTGTTCCCAATCAATGTTTTCACTAAAGAAATTAAGTTCGCATTCTCTGTAAACCATGTTATCACATACATATAAATAATCTCTGCTATGTTGAGAGTTGATGTTTAATTGGGGAGTTACATCCACCAAAACCCCTGTTGATTTTACTCTTGCTTTCATATTTAAAATTCTGATTTAATAATAGTACCAAATGAACGATACCTACGCCAAACCATATTTCCACGTTGAATACTAGTAATCCAATCACAAGCCTTAAAAACTTGTCCTACATTATATAGGAATGGTCTTTTTTGAATTTTTCTTTTTATTCTTGCTTTCATATTTAATCGAAATACATTACTTTCTTACCTATACATACCTTGAACCTTGAAAGAGATTCACTATATTGTGTAATATTATTGGGATTATATTTGTTAACAAAACATCCAGTACGTTTATGGTATCTGACACAAGCATTTTCAGGAGATTTAGCCAATATTTCTTTCTCATCGCTAAAACTAAAAAATAAACTATCTCTATATGATACCTTATACCACTTTACTTGGCTTCTTATCTTTTTAAAATACTTTGCTTTCATTATTCCTCCTTTATTTTAAAATGTTCAATCAGTTCGTTTACGGTAGCCTTGTGAACGGTATCCGTATTGACATCAATATGATAGTAAACCCAATAAGTAGAGAACTTGATTTCAGGACACAGAATCCATTTATCACCATCCGTAAACCATTGGTTCTTGTCTGTATCATCCCTCAATGCAGCGATAGCTAGGAAAAGTTCCTCATTCGTTCCGCAATCAATCCTTCCTTTCTTGGTTACGGTATCTATATCATATATCACCCCATATAAATTCCCATAAGATGTTATGATTGCTCTTCCTTCTTCAATGCTTTTATGACTTCCATTGCCGTCATAATTATGTGCATCTAAGGTTGTATTACCAAAATTAAGTATTTCATATCCCAACTCTTCCAGCTTCTTCCGAAGCTCCGGTGTGTTTTTGCGTATAAAGCACGGTGTTGTAAATCCCATAATTATTCCTCCTTCCCAACTTTAACATATCCGTTTTCGATGCACCAGCACAGCATTTCGTAGGCTGCATTAATGAGTTCTTTACTCTCTGTAATCTTATAAGGTTCCATATACAAGCATGTATAGCTATCTGCAAGTTTTTGGATGGTCAGCACTTCTTTGCCGATGAAGCAAGGCAGCTTATCGAGAATATCCTGCAAGGTGTAAGCAGGGTACACATTATCTTCACTAAATAGGCTTTCACTCCAAAACGATAAATCCCAAACTGAATTAGGTATTCCATCAAGTATTTGTGGATGCCACAAAAGCATACTTGTATTTCTTAATTCAATTCCAATCTTCTGTAAATGTTTTATCTGTCCAACTGACAATACCTGTTTCATTTCTTTTCCTCCTCCGTTTTAATATCCGTTACTTTACCACGACAGGCAAAGAAGAAACATCCCATCACATTACACAGGTATGATTCATGCTCCATCTTACACTCATTGCATTCTTTATTCAACGAACATTTACTGCAATCAAAATCCAGACAGCGCGCATCAATCAGTTCAACCATTTCATGTAGCACCCCGTCTATTATTATTCCGTTCTTTACTTCCATACCGTTCATTCATTAGAAGTTACACCCAAACACAATACTTTGTCAGAAACGCCTATATCGTCAAACTCCAAAGTTAAATACTCTGTATCGTAAGGATAAGGGTATCTGCAATTTTTCAATTCTTCATCCGTCAATTTGCGTCTGACACGCATCTCGATTTCAAAATCATCGGGAAGGTTCTCTATGATTTTTCTAAGTTGTCCTACGTTCTTTATTTCCATAATCAATCTCCTTTCTCTTTAATCCGTTCCATTACATCTCTGTTGGCTTCGAGTATCTCATCGAAAGACGGGATGTACATCCACATGTCACACTCGTATCCGTTCCAATCCTCAAATTCAAATCCTCCGTCTGTCGCAACGTATGGCGATCTCCCGGATGAAACAATGATATAGCCACTAACAATCGCTCCATTTGATACCATTCTGCAAAGGACAAGCTTATTTGGCTCAGGCAACCGCTCCTTAACGCTTATCCAAGGCGATTGCTTGGACTGCCATTCGGCACCTTGTCTGAATGCCTCTTTAACTAATCTCATTTCTAAGCTATCATCGTAATGGCATTCATAACAATCTTCTGCCGCTTCCCGTGCCACTTCTTCTACTGTCTGTTTCATATATCTCCTTTCCACCTATCCTAGCAGCATATACATTACTACTAGGAATAGGTAATAAATTGTTGTTTTACTCATTACTCATTTGTTTTGAACCATTTTCCTGATGTCAGGTAAATGGTAATTATTACCAATTAAATTATAATTGTATTATCATCAAGCTATTAATCAACCTCTATAATCTGATATCTCCCTTTTTTGATGTAAATCTTATGGTTGTAATAATCCTTGATTACTGCATATCCAGACTGGGGCCTAATATTACCTGTTAAATCTTCAACATAAGAATTTTCGTAGGCTTCCACTGTTGCGCTGCCGTAGGCTTCCACTGTTGCGCTGCCGTAGGCTTTCACTGTTGCGCTGCCGTAGGCTTTCACTGTTGCGCTGCCGTAGGCTTTCACTGTTGCGCTGTCGTAGGCTTTCACTGTTGCGCTGCCGTAGGCTTTCACTGTTGCGCTGTCGTAGGCTTCCACTGTTGCGCTGTCGTAGGCTTCCACTGTTGCGCTGCCGTAGGCTTTCACTGTTGCGCTGCCGCAGGCAAAAGATGTTGTTGTTACCTCATGGTATTTTTGTGTATAGATACCAGCTTCCGCTAGATCTTCTTCATCAAAATTGTCTTCTAAATATTCTGCATCTACTATTCTTGCTGTTCGTAACACCCAAGACCAGTTATCAGTAATAGCCTTAAGTATATCAGCCTTGCATTGACTCCTTAATCCCATCGCATAACCTATTTGACAGGCACCTTCTTTCTTGGCGCGCAGTAATAGTTCTTCCTTTATTTCTTCAAATGTTTTCTGTTCCATGATATTGTTTATTTTTCGTTATTTTGATATTTTGATAATTCCACGCCTCACGCATTCTTCGAGTAAATTCATATCCTCCTTTTTTATAAGAGCACCTGTATTACGATTCACGCTCACATAAGGCTCAAACCCAAGTCGTTTTGAATTAATTCCGTTTTATCTTTATGATATCAATCTTTCCTCAACACACCAACATAACATTTCATAAGATGCGTCTATTAATGAGTAGGATAAAAATTCTTGATAATAATCAAATTCGTCAGACATGGAATAACATATATGCCAACAATTGTCATTAAAATACATTGTAATCCAATAAGTATCCGTTCCTATTTTTATCTCTTTTGGCAACAATTCCAAAATGTCAAGCAAAGTAAATGCAGGGATACAATGTTCTTTTCTGAACGGTTCCTTGAAAGTTTTCCACTCTCGTAAAGATAATTGTGGTTGTTTTCCTTCTTCATAAGGATATAACATCCAAGTAATTGATGCATTACCTGTATTAACTCCAAGTTCTTGCAGGTGTTTCATTTTGTCAATAGACAGCACATTCTCCAAAATTTCCATCCGTTAAAATATTTTTAGTTTTATTTGATACGCTTGCAGTAATATATCTGTTAGTCGTTCTTATATCAGAATGACCAGCCATAGATTTTAGTTCTGCTTCTGGTATTCCCATATTAGCCCATCTTGTAATAGCTGTTCTACGTCCTGTATGTGTCTTGATGAACTGATATTTCGGTCCTTTCATAAGTACATTAGCCCGTCTTACAAATACCTGCTTGTTTATACCTGCTCTACACCCAAGGGTTGGTAGAACTTCGTTCATTGTTGTCTTTAACGAAGATTCTATATTGTATTTATCGAACGATCTAACCTCTTTTATCATTTCTATAATCTTGGAAGGTACAGGAACCTCAACGTTCTTACCTGTCTTTTTTGATATATACGAAATAACATTTCCCTCCATCATAGAATCTTTCAATCTGAAAATATCGGAATATCTCATGGCAGTATAGCATTGTATCAGAAACAATTTCTTTACAATTTTTTCCGTAACGTCAAATGGCTCAACATTCCAGAATAGTTCTATTTCTTCCTCCGTAAGAGATATATTTGAAGGAGATTTTACGTCTAGAGAGATAATATAATCATTGATATATTTACTCATCTCTTTTGATTCGGACAATATTCTTTTAAGCATTAAAAGATATGCCTTTTGAGATGATTCACTTATCTTTCTCTTTGACTTTATAACATTGATCATATCATCTATCATATCACGATTTACAGGCTTTTCAATAGATGGAACTTCCTTGAATGTAGGGATGGTATCATTAAAATCATACTCGTCATAAAGCTGATTGGTAAGATATGGCATTATATGTTTTGATAATGCTTCAAATCTTACCTTTCCGCTTCTTGTCTTTGTATTATTCAACTTTTCTATCAATACGCCTACGGTCATAATTGAAGGGCTATATTCGTTCTGAATTGTTTCAAGCCTGTTTCTTAAATCCTCAATCAGACTGTTCTGTGATTCTATAGTCTTGTTTAACCTATCTATTGTTTCAGCGAGAATCTGAATTGTTCTTTCTTTATCTTCCATGTCTTATATATTTTTATTGCAAAAATAATAAAACTGTATATTCGATAGGTTAAACAATAGTTAGCAACTCTTAAAAATGTTTACTACGCCCATTAATTTATAATCTCCCTCTTCGTTAATGATACATATAGGAGCATTATTATCAGGATTGGTATATGCCAATGTAACATAATCCCCAGGAAATACTTTCAATGCGTTAATCATCTTTTCAATGTTCAGATTGCAATCCAAACGCCCTTGACAATATCCTTCAATTCCGACATTTTCCGATATTTTATATCCTGCATCATTTGTGTATGTTATATCCATTTTATTATCTTCCTCCCTGCAAACAAAATGTGATATATTATACACATCTGACATTACCTTTATTCTTGAAAGGGAATCTATCAAGTCGTTAGTTCTTGCTTTTATAAAGTAATTAAAGTTTGATTTTATATTATTTACCAATGGCAAGTAGTTTACAAACTTAACCTCCATCAGAGTACAATTAAAGACAGACCCGAAATCCCCATAAGATATAGACATCACCCTTTCATCATCAGATACAGAAACGGTTACATTTTCTTCTGACAACATTTCAAGAAAGGATAACGCTTCCTTTACTGATGTAGGCATTACATTTATGCACAAATCCTTGGATATGTCTTGCTGACATTCTACAACATCTCTGACAAATACAATCTTATCGGACGAACATATATCAATGCAATTATTGGAACAAATAAAATTTATTCCAACCCCACTAAGACTATTAACAACGTCACTGGTATCATTAAATCCTATATTTCTTTTTAATGCTCTATATAGATCATTCCTGTTCACATTAACCCTTACTCCAGTTCCACGCTTCCCTATCTTTATATCAGGATAAGATTCTACATCTTCCGCAAAGAAAGATGCTTCACTTCCATTGTAAGAAAATATAACTTCTTCATCATATATCTTTACAGAAACAATGGAATCCCTTACTGTTTTGAGTAACTTTACAAGTCTTATCCCATCTACTGCAAACTCCTGCCCGTCATTGCAATCTGAATCAATAACGGGAATAATCAAACGCATCTCATTGAGGTTGTTGTATGAAGTAACCTCTATCGCATTCTCTGATGCTATATATTTAAAACGAAAACATTTAAGTATCGTCAAACCTGTATCGGAAAGACAGGCTTTGGCTGAGTTTAACGTTGAAAATAAAACCTTTCTATCAAAAATTATCTTATTCATGCCAATATTTTTATTATTTTTTCAAAACTTACTTTTGTAGTGCTGTTACGTAAACAGTAATCCTTAACCTGCAATGTATTCGACATTATAGGCTGACCACGCTCAATAGCGTCAAGTATATTCCACAACATTTCCTTAGACCATACGAAATATCCTCTAAAGAAATATGTAGCCATCACATCAGCCTGTTCTATTATATGATTACGGTCATGGTTACTGTCAGGCATTTTAAGTTCTATGCCATATATCTTACCGTCATGTATATAAGCAAGGTCCGGCATACTTTTCTTTGCTCCTAGAGCACGAAATTCAGCCGACTTGTTACCACTTACAGCAGGATGGAGAAGTTCGGAAAAGAACGCTACAAGCAATCCCCTGCATCCTTTACCTTCCTTCTCGTTCCTATAACTAACTACTATATCTTTCTGCATTTTCTTTTCTTCCGCAGACCGTTTTTCCTCAGCCATAATAAAAAAAATTGTATTTGGCAAAGGTATCACGAAATGGGATATATGAGAAAAATAAAAGGTTAAAGTTTGTTATCAACCATCTCAAATCCTTCACACATGTCATGTCCGCTGTTTCTTATCTTCATGGCAACGTGTTTTTCAAACCAAGGAATATAACATACGTATCCAACAAACAAACCATCTACAATAACCGTGTATCTATGCTTGCAGCGACAGCAGCAATACTCTCCGTTTCTGCAAGGCTTTGTGTTGCTATTTTGCAAGATCATCCAAAGAAATGTTTTCTGACAAGAAATCGTCCGTGCATTGTTTTACCACATCATCGAACCGCAAATCGCAATACTCGTCAATCCAGTCACCGATGAAGTATAGTTTGTTGCTTCCTGCAATAACACCAAACAGAATAGGGTCTTTTCTTTTTTCCACCTCCTCTTTTTTCTTGTCAGACGGTAAATCTGTTCCGTTATTATCAAAGTCATAGTGAAGAATAACATAGTTGTCGAATATTTCATATTTGTCTATATCCGTCTTTTTCCTAATTATGTCAAATGGTATGATTCTAGTATAGTCAGAAATATAATCAAGGCATAGATTTTTCGGACATCCTTTTGCAAACTTCATAAGATTTTCCTCTGATATAGCCTTGTATAATCCTTTGCTGAACAATATGCTTTCGTATTTGCATATCACCATGTTTCGGAACAGTTTTTCTTTCAAGGCATATTGACCTGATCTTTCAGCATAACCTAGCATCAGTATATAATCTTTTATCCTATCCCTGTATTGCTTCATTTCGTTTTCTGCCTGTATCTTCACCTCAGAAAAGAAATGTATTACGTCAAACTTGGATCTTCTGTATTCGTCTATATAATCCTTAATCTTTTTAAACCATGAGTTTTCCTTATGTTTTCTATCAAGAAGGAAGGGTCTTACTTGCTTGTGCTCCTGGTTTGTTTTTACAGAATCAAGCATTGTCGGTGAAACGGTAAGATTAAATTCCGCCACTCCTTCCTTATCATTGCTTTCCATGTACTGTTTAAGAAAATCATAAGACATTACACTTGGATTAGGATCTTTCTGCTCTATAATGGAGTATTTAGGCAGATTAAAGTCAAGCCTTATCGTTTCGTGAAACAAGGCAATTTTACCATCGTTATTAAGTAAATTTTTTCCCATGATTAAATGTTTAAATATTGTTTTATTTCTTTTTCTAACTTGTCCAATGTACTGTTTACCAATCCATTCCACTCTTTCCCGTATAGAGGTATATCTCTTTTTATTGTAGAATGAAAACTAATTTGATTACCTAAAGGAAGATCAAAATATACGATAAAAGAAACTCTTTTATTTTTATCCTCTGAACGACCAAAAGGTAGTTGTATATTTTTGTATAATTCGATAAGTTTATCAATCAAATCTTCTTTCTTTGCATACATCTTTTCCGAGTAAGGAAACGGAGCACCTTTAGCCTTTATATTATAATCTTGTAATTCCAATGCAACACGATAAATTTTAGCTGTAAAATTTCCTTGTTTTATCTTTTTATTAAGCATTAATTTCACCTTTCTTGTACCTATGCCACACATATTTTCACGTTTCAATTTTAGCATGTCTGTCAATTTCCTGTTTTTCTCCAAGGCTTGTTTCTTTGCTTCCCTTTGTCTTTTACAATCTTCTATTACAGATACACAATCTTCTTTTATTCCGAAAACATCCATTTCGCCAAAACAAAATGTTTCGATATCTAATATTGTATTCTTTTCCATTCCAAGAAAGTCTACAAGCCTTTTATCTATGCCAAAAATATTCGTGTAATGTCTAAGATGTGACACACAAATAATATATTCAGGATTATGGGAACATTCAATCTCATCAAACACTTCCCAAGGATTAATGTTATTTTTCATAACGCAAAAGTAGATATATTTATTTCACAAAAATATTTTGCAAATGTAAATAATGTTATTTTTTGTTTCTCTGAATATACCCCCATATAAATTTGCTAGAATATCCGCATTCTTTCATGGCTTTACGAAAATCAGATTCCGTATTTCTGATATACAACTGCCGGATCGCCCAGTAAACATTATATCCTTTAAGTTCCGCATATTGGAAAAATTGCGTAGGTGTCATTTGATCGAACTTTAAATCTCCTACCAGTTCTTGCAGTTCCGCCATCCTTATTTCCTTTTCGGTAGGATATACATATCCGCAGAAAGGGCATTCCGAAGCGGTTATGGCAATATATTTACCACACTGTTTACATTCCTTTACTCCCTGTATCCCTTCACATTTCCCCTTGTTATGCCATAAAGCCCATTTACGTTCTTTCTCAAACTTGCCTAGCCGTGATATGTTACCACCGAAGTCTAGGAGAAATGCTTCTGTCTTATTTGGGTGAAGCCGTATAGCCCTGCCAGTTGCCTGGATATAAAACTGAACGGATTGTGTAGCACGGTTTAATATGCAAACCTCTATACTTGTTTCATCGTATCCCGTAGATAAGATACCACTGTTGCATATAACGGTGAATTTATCGTCATGGAAATCCTTGATAAGCTGTTCCCTGTTTCCTGTAAGATGCTTGTATCTTTCATATAATGCTAACTCATCCGGCTTATTCTTATCTATACCTGATATGAGGAATTTTGCGGGAATGCCAGCTTCATTAAATTCAGCGCACATCCTTATCGCATTTGCCTGTGTGGCATCAAAACAGATTGCTTTTTTCATCGGGCAGATACGCATATAGTTTTCAATCACCCCCTTGTACTGTACAGACTTGTTGAACACCGCACCCATCTGCCTGCTATCGAAATCACCTGTGCGATAATCGGTATTAACCTTAGACAAGTCGGGCGCATCAACCGTAAACGTTCTCAACTTGGTTATGTTTCCCCGGTCCATCATATCCTGTATCTGGGCGGTTTCTACAATCTCTTCATAGTTCATGCCAAGCTGCCTTTGGTTCCCACTTCTCATCGGGGTTCCTGTAAGACCTACTACATACTTATCATCAAGCAAACCAGATTCAAAGAGAAAGTCCGCATCAGAGGTGTGCCCTTCGTCTATTAGGCAGAGAGATACACTCTTAACCCATTCAACCCATTCGGGCTTTTCTAGCCTTCTACGGAGAGTTTGAGCCATTGCGGATACTACTAGACCTTTGGGTATGTTCCTGTGCTTAGGAGAGATATATTCAGCCTGTATGCCAACTATTTCCAACGTTCCCCCTGTCTGTGTCATAAGTTCAGATCTGTGGGATACGATAAGCACCTTATTCCCCTTTTCTACAGCACCTTTAGCCATAAAACTCATTATGACCGTTTTGCCGTAACTTACACAGGCAGAGAATATGACGTGCTTATGATTAGTCAGGGCATTTCTCAGACGGGTTATCCCCACCTCCTGGTAATCCCTTAGCTTGATTTCGTTTGTACTCATCTTCTTGTATGATTCTTTCAAGTTCTTTTTTTAATGCAACCACAAAAGCCATGCACTCTTCTCCTTCAAACTGCTTGACAAACTGCCTGGCGGCATCTTCGTAATCAGGAACACATTCTTTTTTGAAGTATTCCTCATTGTCTTGAAGAACCATCCAATCCTCGAAGTGGTGGTTTGGTTTTTTCTTAAATATATGCAGCAAAATGGCAGTGTCACTATTTAGTTTGATTAGCTTCCTGTCGTAGTTTTCAAATTCGTCAACGTAATCCGTATTCATCTTCGTAAAACAATTTAAAGTTTCTCCATCTATGCCCGTTTTTCCCCTTACAAAAAGAACTGCATGAGCGTTGTGGCATACCTAATTTCCTCTCACAGTCACAACAGGCTTCAAAGCATAGAAATCTGTTCGTACCTTCCTCTATCGCAATGACAGCCCTTGTATTGTTTCTATGACCGAGATAAGAACCGTTTTCCTTTCGTTTATTTATGAGTTCCTTCATAAGAACTCTTTTCTTTTCACGTTCCTCATCCGACACTTCCCTTCCTTTCTTGAATCCATAATTATGACCTTTGACGAACCTTCCTTTTTCGTCACGGTAAGATATTGGATAATCTATCCATAATTCGCTAATTGCTGGCATTGAAATCTAACTTTAGTTTTACAATTTCATCACTCATTGCATGTACTCTTTTCAGCCATGCCATTTTCCATGCTTCTTTTCCTATACCATATATACGATATATATCATCTCCTGCATCATCAAATTTGATAGGAGTGCAGCTTATTGACTTACATTTCGTTCCGTCCATAAGTTCAACGTCACCTACACCCCCATTGAGCATGATAAAGTTGATATTGTTTTCTATGGCAAGATAGGGGATGATTATTTCATCCCCACGATTAGGTTTGTTGTGCTTGATTAATGTAGTCATAACAATTTAGACAATAAATCTTTAAACTTATCCTCATACCACAACGGTTGTGTTTCTTTAGGATTATTCGGGCTTACTTGGTTTTCCCCATAAGAAAGACCTTTTTCCGTGATTGATTTGAATCGTTTTTTCTTACCGTATGAAGAATTTCGGCTCAATTCGCATAGGTATCCTTTTTCGATAGCAGCCTTGTTAAATGCCTGTGCGGAAATTTTAATTCCTTTTTCAGACAACAATTCAGAGGCAGACTTTAATATACCTTTCGATGATGTATAATCTGGAAGAGATATATTTAATGGGTCAAGTATTTGTTTTGCGATAATCAACTTTGAATTATCATTTAAGTTCAAAAACTTTGCCGCCCATGTAGCTGCATTCATTTTATCCGATATGGTTGGTTGATTATCAATTGACTTATTCTCTATAATCTTATTAACGGTATGATGGAATACTTGTCGGTAAACCTCAAATACTGATCTTACTTTTCTTGCAATAAAAAATTCAAGACAAGGCACAGTAATATGATAATCAATTCTTCTTGAATAACCGATTCCATTTTGGCATTTTACTTTTTGGGTGATTGCCTGATAATCAACACTTTCAATAAACTTTTCCTTAAGTTCGTTTACTGCTTTATGCTTGTCTTGATAAACAAGCATCCATACATCATCAAAATTTACTGGAAATTCGTTATCTGATTGTGATAGCTTTAATATTTCATTGAAATACGCCTTAATTTCTCTTTCACTACTTTCTTTAGATAATGTTATATTTGTTGACATATTATTAACTTTTTGTGGTAACTCCGCAATTACCCGTTACGTATTTGAAACACCAACGAAGTCATTAATTTTACTTATTGGGTATTTTTTCGCATCACGTTCGTTGAGTGAAAGATAAGCTAGAGCCATTTGTAACTTATCTTCCATCCTGTCTATATCGTCTTTATAATCGCATCTGTTAAGTTCCCAATACAAAAGCCTTGACGGATCATTAACCGGGCGTAAATCAAATGGATCATCATCAGATTTACCGTCATATACGATATAATACATTTTATCCACATCGGGATGGGAAAGAAAATGCGACATTAGCTGCCAATAGTATTCTTCTATAGCCTGTTCCTTTGTGGCTTCTCTCAAATATTCAATCTTACTTTCAGAAGTAAAGCATTTCACTTCGGCTATATAAGATAATTTACCATTGACATCAAATCCATATCCATCGGGAGAATCACCATATCCATCATAGATATTATCGACAAAAACAATTTCGTCAAAATCATCCGCACAGGACATTAGTCTGGAGAACGTGTTATGGTTAAAACATTCTATAGCGTCTTTTTCATGATCCTTTCCCCACTCCATGTCAGAAGTGGATATATGTCGGCATGGCTTGTTTAACCTTCTTTCCCTTGCAACCTGATAAAGATAAGATATAGCTGTATCCCCGAAAGGAACGTCAACTGTCTTTCTCTTTACGCCCTGTTTTTTTGCAATCTCTAGTTCGGAAGGTGTCATTTCCCTTCTCCCAGAAACCATAAGTTTTCCAATGGCGGAAGAGGTGATTTTACCACACCTCTTCATAAGCCATAATTTTTCTTTTTCTTCTGCTTCCATTATTTCTTAGTCGCTTCGTTAAACAATTTCATAGCTTCCGCGTCCACATCATAGCTTGCCGTGATGTATCCAATTTCGCATTTCCCACTTTTTAACGCTTCCAATGCAGCCTTGAATTTATCAGAGTTGACTGTCATTTTCTCTTTCTGTGGTGGTGGTGGAACATCACGCCCTATACGTAATCCGTAAACCTTTCCTCCATCGCTTGGGTCACGTGTCAGTTCCTTGCACAATATGACACGAAAATCACGGATGGTTTCAGGATAATCAGTTTGTGCCAGCTTTGTAAGGCGTTTGCGGTTCGTACTGTTCAATAGCATAGGTTTAGGAACAAGGTCTGCTTCTTTAAAGTAAGCAATCCATGATGGTTTCTTACTACCTTGTACCTTTGCATTCTCATCCCATACGATATGGGATATTGTAGCAATAATAGACTGACCGTTAGGGAGTATTTCTACTCCCACATAATCAGATTGACTTCCAGTTCTCCAATGATGGAAAACCTGATTTTGTTGTTCGTTTGCCATATATATACAATTTAACTAGGTAAAACTACAGTTGAATTTCCCGTTTTGTCTACAATGACGCTCTTTCCGCCTATGACAGCTTCCGTCTTGTGTCCACTTGGGTATTCCGATAAGCAGGAATCATTTTCCGCTTCATACGGATATACATCCATGATGGCGGTTTCGGCTATGGATGAAATCACATAGTCTGCCATTGTGCCTTTCATTCCTTCGTCAAGTTTCTTTACAGCATCTCTCAAATCGGCTGCTTGAACAAGCATATAGCATGATGTCTTTTTCTCCGCTCCGCTCTTTTCATCCAGAGTAATGAAGAACAGCTTACACTTAAACCAGCGATCGGCTGCATCTTCTTCAGATGGGAACAGTTCGCTGTAGTTGGAGCGTTTAATGTCCGAAACAGTGAACTCGCCACTGATAAACGGTGTCATTTCAGATATAATACGTGCTTCCGCCTCAGTGAAGCTAAGCGCATCAACTAGGTATTGCTCACTTACTTTCTTATTCATCCCATTTTCTGCTACTTTTTCGTAGCGAATTTTACACTCAAAAAATGTTTTCATATTTATTGTTATTTAATAGTTATATTACGGTTTCCTTAAACATTTCTTCGTTTTCACAAATGATAAATTCCTCAAAATCATCATCCTCTTCATACCTAACACCATCTTTATACATTGTCATTTCTCCAAATGAATTTGGATATGGTGCAGTCAGACCATTGTAATCACAACAATCAGGATGCATTAATGTACATTTTCACACATACATTTTAGAACGTTAATCCAATACCCGCTATCAGTTATCATAAAAGAATCACCGAATACTTTTCTTCCGATATTAAGCGCACCGTTCACATCGGCATTGATAACCTTTCCAACTGCCGACTTGAACAACCCTCGCTTGACACGCTTACCGAGATAACTATCATGCTTGCATATATCCTCCATAGACAGAGCGTCACATTTACTAGTGTAACTTTCCTCATGTTCGATATAGTTGATACCTGCAAGTTCACACTTGTATCTAAGGCAGCTTCTCAACCTCGCAAAAGGGATAAATGTAAACTTCTGATTGTTTACTCCGCCCATATTGACGGATTGCTTCCATCCTTTGTTGTAGCCTACAGCAAGAGTGCCTATATGGTGTGATACAAGATAATCAACGATACGCCTGCTTGTCTTGTGCATCGCATCATTCATAAACCGTTCACGTTTCTCATACATCTTTCTCATCCTGTTTGTCAGTTTGTCTATCCCATGCCTGTCCTTTATGGATTGCAGCATGGATAATGTTTTGTTAAACCATCTGTTGTATGACTTGATAACCTTGCCGGAAAACAGCAGCGCATTGCATCCGCAAACCAATGTGGCAAGGTTGTTCACACCCAAGTCTATCGAAGCCATACCAGTACCGACATTATCCGAACAGACATAATCATATACAACCTCCACGGTCATGTATGTACGTTTTGGAATTATCCTTACCTGTTTGAACCGTTCGATTCTGTCCTTGTACTTCTCCCATTGCGGAACTGGTATTTTCAAGTCACGGTCAAGTATTATATACCCGTCATGTATCTTGCACGACTGGTTGGTATATATCGCATTGCTCATCCCACCACGTTTGTGATAGCATGGCAGTTCGGGTTTACCGTTATACTTCCCTGGATTCTTCGCCCAATCCTTTACTGCCTTGACATATCCCTTCATTGCCTTGTCAAGTATGCGCAATGTCTGTTGGGCTACGTGTGATTTCACAAGCCTGTAATTTATCGTACCTTCAAGGTTGGTGACATTTTTCATTATCCTGTCCAAGTCGGGATAGAACAGCCACCTGTCGTTACCCTTCAACTCGTTACGAATGATATACAACGCCTGGTTGTACAGGTTATTCGTAACACGGCAGATAGCGCAAAGCCTGTCAGAATGGTTGATCTCAAATTTATAAACTAATTGCATATTAGCCAGTATTATGTTTTGCCAGTAAAAAGGAGAACAGGGAAGCCGTACTGACTTCAGCTTGTCGGAAGGTAGCTACTCCGTTCCTATCCCTGTATGAAGCAAATGTAATACTATATAACGATATTAGGAAATATTATGTGTTAAATTTTTGTAATGGTGTAAATTTGTTCATTAATGCCCATTGTTATATCTGTTCCATTTATAAAGGGCGTAGGGGAATCGAACTAACTAACCATAATTGGGCAGTGCCAAAAATCATTAGTAAACTATGTAAAATCAGTCAATCCAAATTTAATTTTAATTACATTGATTATGGATTTATACTGCTTCTCGTAGACTGTTCCCGAATGTGTTTCCTCCACTTTCTTTTCAAATTCTTCAATGCTACCACGAAAACATCCACAGATTATTTCCACTTTCTTTTCTTTTGTCATATATGCGTGAGTGTGGCGATTGCATGAGCCGAAACCGTCAAATCCGCAATGCTCGTTGTCGTTTTCTATATCAGCATCTCCGGACACCCAAGCATTGCCGGACACCCAAGCATCGCCGGACACCCAAGCATTGCCGGACACCCAAGCATCGCCGGACACCCGAGCATTGCCGAACACCCGAGCATCTCCAGACACCCGAGCATTGCCGAACACCCGAGCATTTCCGAACACCCAAGCGTCATTTTCTTGGTCTAAGTTCCCTTCTTTCTCAACATATCCTCCAAAATCACCTTTTTGGGCATATTTGAAAGATTTTGTACACTTTATTTGGAATAACTTTATTCCAAAAGAATTGATTACAAACTTATCTGTTAGTATAAATTTTTTTTCCATACTTCAATCAGAATTGAAATTATCCTCACCACTTGGTTCTTCCTCCGGCATATCATTACCGAAATCCATAGGAATGAACCAATCTGAAACATAGTCTTGCATGATTTAATCCTCCTTTTGGCTACTTAGCCATTCTTTATAATCTTTCTCGTAATATTGGGGTATTATACCTT